TAACACCACAACTATAGTGCCTAGAATTGGCTATACTGGTTCATCTGTTGATAGTGTTAATAAGTCTGGTGAAGATTATGTAGCATGGGTATTTGCACAAGTTGAAGGATTTAGTGCGATTGGTTCATTTATAGGAAATGGGGATGATAACGGAATATTTGTCTACACAGGCTTCAGACCAGCTTGGGTTATGATAAAACGTGTAGATGCTGCAAATGATTGGCACATAATGGATGACCATAGAAACCCTATCAATGTAATGGATGGTCTTTTGTTTGCTAACCTTACTAATGGTGAAACCTCTGACGCTGCATACAATCGTGACTTCTTGAGCAATGGATTCAAGATTAGAGGGTCAGAAGCATATGTAAATGCTAGTGGTGGAACATTTGTTTATATGGCCTTTGCTCATAGCCCATTTAAATTTGCTAATGCCTTTTAGGAGAATATAAAATGCCGTGGAAATATAATGGGGCAACCCTTAAAGTAGGACGAGAGTTTACTGGTACGGATGGTACGCAGTATCCTAAAGTCTGGATGCGTTATAGCGATAGCCAGAAGTCTGCGATTGGTATTACATGGGAAGACCCACCAGCAAGTGAAGCTGCATTTGATAACAGGTTTTATCTTGGCAGACAGGCTGATGGCACACTTATCCCTAAAAGCCTAACAGATGTTAACGAAGTGGATGCAGATGGTAATGCTATAAACGGTATTGATGGCAATCAAATTGTTACACTTGGCCTCAAATCTGTGTGGGTAGCACAAACAAAAAGAATAGCGGCAGGTAAACTTGCAGTGCATGACTGGTACGTTACTCGCAATGCTGAAAAGTCTACAGCCATACCTAGTTCAGTCACTACATACAGGGATGCGGTTCGTACTAAATGTGCAGAGATAGAGACAGCGTTGAATGGCGCAGCTAATCTCACAGCATTTATGGCTTTGTTTGAAAATGAAATGAACTCAGACGGTACAATAAAAACTATTGCTAAGATTAACGACTGGCCTGATGAGATTTAAAGGAGAACTTCGTGCCTTTAACCAAGCTACAGTTTAGACCTGGAATCAACCGTGATATAACATCTTATTCAAACGAAGGTGGTTGGGTTGATTGCGACAAAGTGCGTTTTCGTCTTGGCTACCCTGAAGTTATTGGTGGTTGGGAGAAATATTCACAAAATACTTATATCGGCACGGCTAGAGGATTATTTAATTGGGTAGCTCTTGATGGCTCTGATTTTCTTGGGGTTGGTACAGAGTCTAAATACTATATTGAGCAAGGCCAAGCGTTTTACGATATTACTCCTATAAGAGCTACTACCACTAACGGTATTACGTTTGCTGCGACTAATGGTTCTTCTGTAATTACTGCAACAGACTCTAGTCATGGCGCGGTGCAGGGGGATTTTGTTACTTTATCTGGCGCGGTATCTTTAGGTGGTCTTATAACAGCGGCAGTCTTAAACCAAGAGTATGAAATAGCCTCTGTCCCTACTGGAAATACCTACACTTTTACCGCTAAAGATACTACTGGTGCAACCGTAACAGCAAATGCCAGTGATAGTGGTAATGGTGGCGCAGGAGTTGATGGGGCGTATCAGATAAATGCTGGCCTTAATACAGGTGTCGGAGGCAACGGTTGGGGTGCAGGAACTTGGGGCAGAGGTACATGGGGATCTGGAGCTACTATTAGTGTTACAACATCTCTTAGAGTCTGGAGCCAAGATAACTTTGGCGAGGACTTGTTAATCAATGCTAGGGATGGCTCAATATTCTATTGGGATAAAAGTGATGGAGTCACATCTCGTGCAGTAGAAATAGGCACCGTGTCAGGTGCAGATGAAACACCTGTTATTGCAAAACAAATTATGGTTTCAGATGTTGATCGCCATGTAATTGCATTTGGCACAAATCCAGTAGGAAGCACAACACAAGACCCTTTGCTTATACGTTTTTCCGACCAAGAATCTTTAACTGATTGGAATCCTAAAGCAACTAATACAGCAGGGGATTTGCGTATAGGTTCTGGCTCTGAGTTTGTAAAAGCCATTGAAACTAAACGTGAGATTATAATCTTTACAGATAGCTCTATACATTCTATGCAATTTATTGGGTCACCTTTTACATTTGGTATCCAGCCTCTAGCTTCTAATACCACTATCATGGGTCCTAATGCAGCGATTGCAGTAGAAGATGCAGTGTTTTGGATGGGTAGGCAGAACTTCTATCTATATGATGGTAAAACTCAACAGATGCCTTGCACAGTAAAAGAGCGTGTCTTTTTTGATTTTGATTACGACCAAGCAGATAAAGTTTACGCTGCTGTAATTTCTGAATTTAGTGAAGTAATCTGGTTCTATTGTTCCGAAACAAATTCACTTGGCAACGGTGGTACAGGTGAGAACGACCGTTACGTTATTTTTAATTATGCAGAGAACACATGGTATTATGGAAATTTAGGGCGGTCGGCTTTTTTAGACAGAGGAATCCGCACTTTTCCCATAGGCTCAGAAGGTAATTACTTATATAACCATGAATCAGGGTACACGGACGATGGTTCTGCTATGACTTCTACAATAGAGTCTAGCCCAATTGATATGGGAGAAGGTGATCAATTTGCGTTTATACGCAGAGTTATACCTGATTTTACTTTTAATGGTTCTACAACTAATGACCCTACTGTAAATGTTACTTTACAATCTAATAACTTTCCTGCTGGTAATTACTTACAGTCTGAGATTGCAAAAATAGATAGAACGGCTACTTCTACAACAGTGCCTTTTGAACAATACACAAATAAAGCAGATATACGTTTAAGGGGCAGGGCTTTTTCAATTAAAGTAGATTGTTCTACTGCTGGGGTACGTTGGCGGTTAGGTAGTCCTCGTGTAGAAGTTAGAACAGATGGGAGGCGTTAATGGCTACTAATGTAACTCCTTTTCCAAGATTACCTACCCCACCCCAACAAATAGATACTCAATATTTAACTGATTTAGTAAGAGCATTAGAAATATTTCTACGTCAGGCACAAAACCCTCAGTTAAATTTTCAAGAAGTGCCTACTAGCGGCAATAATAATTTACTTCAACAAGGTGATATATATATTGCAGATGGCGGTTTTTTAAAAGTAATCGGTAAAACAGAGATTTTTAGTGGAAGTGTATCGGCAACTGGTGCGGTTGGTACTGTAACAATATCAGTTTCATGAGGTTGCATACAGTTTGATTTCTGTTTATGATGCAAGTAGCTACTATCAGGTATAGCTCCCTGCATCTCGTTTTATAAGGAAAGTAAGATGCAAGGTATAGCGGCACTCCCATACGAAGTTTATGAACTCCCAATGATTCCAGAAGGGGGTATTCAACAGTACGAGCAAGCCGCAGATATGTTGGCTGAGTTTGGGCGTAATGGTGATACTTACATTGTTCATGCCGCTGAAGGCGAAACAATGGTTCCAATGGAAGTATTGGATAATAACCCACGTCTTAAAAAGATGTTATTCACCCAAATGGAAGAAATGGGTATTGAACCAGACCGTTATATTGTTGGTAATGAGCTTAACAGTATTAACCCTGTAACTGGTCAGCCTGAGTTTTTCCTTAAAAAAGCATTTAGGAAACTTAAAAGAGGCGTTAAAAAAGCTGGTAAATCTATTGCTAAAGTCGCTAAAAAAGTAGCACCGATAATATTACCTATAGCAGCTCCTTTCTTATTACCAGCTATGCCGCTTGCTTTTGCTAGTGGTATCGGTAGTTTAGCTGGTGGGTTAATAGCTGGACAAGATTTTAGTACAGCACTTAAAGGTGCTGTGATTACAGGTGGTTTAGCTGGCCTTGGTAATATGGCTTTTGGCGGCAGTGGAGGATTTGGTAGTGGTAAGTTTTTTGGTAGTTATGCAGACCCTACAGCGGGATTAGGCAACTTTAGTTTCAAACAAGCCTTTACCCCTGTAAATCCATTTAGTCAAGCAGGGCAAGCACAACTTGCAGCATTAAGAGCACAATCAGCCGCACAAAATGCTAGATTTCCAGTTTCTGAGCAAGCTCAACTAAAAGCATTAGGACAAGATGTTACCTATCCTGAAGGACAAAACTTTAGCCAAAAACTTGTTCAACCATCAGATAGTCTTGCTGATCCAAGTCCTTTTGCAAAAGGTGGGGCAGATACACCAATAACTGATTTACTCAAAACACCAGAACCACCAAGCACTTATGATAAAGCTGTTGAGTTTTACCAACAAAATATTAGCCCAAGTGGTAGAGCAGCAAATCTTGATAATGCTAAAGTTTTAGCTGATGCTAAACAGATTAAAGCACAAACGATCCTTCAACAAGAAGCATTAGGTATACCTGTTAATGAAGCTGAGATAGCAAAAGCAGCATTAGAAAAAGCCACTGTACAAAATACTCCTGGAGTAATATCGCAATATGCACCTGTTACTGCACTTGGCACAGCAGGAGCAGTTGCCGCTGATTATGCTACAGATGGTGCAATACTAGGTATATTTACAGATGATGATGATGATGGGTTAGATGATGATACAGGTATGACTATGGAAGAGTACAAATCAGCATACCCAGAAAAGTTTTTTGATCCAAATAAATTTTATGGCACTAACCCCTCTTATCAAGGGTTTGCAACAGTTGCTCAGGGTGGAGAAATTGTTGGTCCTGGAACACCAACCAGTGATTCTATACCAGCTTTATTAAGTGATGGCGAGTTTGTCATGAATGCTGCTGCTGTCCGTGGCGCAGGGGGTGGTGATAGAAAAGAGGGTGCAAAGAAAATGTATGCTATGATGCGCCAGTTTGAGGGGAGAGCGTAATGGCAACAGAAACTATAATTACCAAAGAATCCCCTGAAGTAGAAGCCTATAAACTTGGTTTACTGGAGCAAGCTAAAAATTTAGTAGATGCCCCTCCTGCTGGTGGTTTACCAACTATACAACAGGCAGGTTTAGATCCATTACAAACTCAAGCAGCGGGGTTAGCTTCACAGGGTGTTGGTGCATTTCAACCTTTTTTAACTCAAGCTGGCTTAACTCAAGCAGCAGCAGGAACACAGTTTGGAGCAGGGCAACAAGCATTAACTGATGCAGCCACTCAATATGGTATGGGGGTAGGCGCACCTAGTCAGGCACAAATGAGTGCCTATATGAACCCTTATCAGCAAGCAGTGCAAGCTGAAATTACTCGTGCTTTTGACCAACAGAGATCACAAATGGGTCAGCAAGCAGCACAAGCTGGTGCATTTGGAGGGAGCCGTGCGGCTGTTCAACAAGCTGAAATAGGTCGTAATGAAGCAGCAGCATTAGCCAAAGCACAAGCTGATAATTTTCTACAAGCACAAGCAGCCGCACAAAATGAACTTAATAGAGCATTACAGGCTGGTCAAGGTTTAACTCAAATTGGTCAAGTAGGTGGGGCATTAGGTAAAGGTATTGGTTCATTAGGTATGGAGCAAGCGGCTCTTGGTGAATTAGGCCAACAATTAAATTTACAAGATGTAAATATTTTAAGTCAGTTAGGCCAGATAGGACAAGCTCAATCACAAGCAGAACTTGAAGCTGCTAGACAAACACAAATGCAAAATATTTATGAGCCTTATCAACGTCTTGGTTTTTACGGTGATATATTAGCTGGCGCACCAACTAGTCAACAACAAATTAGTCAAAGTGCAGCACCTAACCCTAGTTTATTAAATCAAATTGTAGGCGGTGCAGCTACAGGAATAGGATTATATGGAGCAGGAAAAGGCACGGGGTTAATCTAATGAATGTATTGCAGAGAAAAATGTTTGCAAATGGGGGTATGGCACAAGCTCAACCACCTATGATGCAACAGCCAATGGCTCCACCGCCAATGGCTCCACCTACTTCAGTGGGTAAAGGTATTACCTCAGGGTTGGTTGATCCTGCACAAGAGCAAATGATCGCCGAACAAGGGTTTGCTGAGATGGCTGGTGGTATGCAGAATATGTTAAGTAATATAGATTCTGCAGGTTCTACTGAAGAAGTTATAAATGCAATGCGCGGTGATGAAGCAAGTTTGCAAGAAAGATACAGTGAGTTAGCTGATATTGTTGGCGAAGGAGATGCAAAGAAAACACCAGAATCAGTTCTGGCGTTAGTACAACCCACATTTACAATGATGGATCTTGTACAAGAAGAAGCTCCTGCTGGTGGTATAGCTGATGCAATGCCAAAGGCAGGAGGTGGACTCCTCGCCGGAAATATAGATGCAGCCTCACCTGTGCAAGCTCCAGGAATGGGTGAGGCTATGGCACGTATGCAAGCTGGAGAAACTCCTGTTAAAGCTAAATTTGGTGGGTCACAAAACGATTTAATAGCTAGACCAGATATTCGCATACCCCCTAGAGTTACACAAAATATTCAACCTATAAGTATGAGTTTGCCTAACCTTGGGGGACAAGCCCTTCCTGGATTACAAAGTATGGATCAATCCAGAGTACAGCGATATGCTGGGGATTATATGGGTGCGATGAAACCATATTTAGACCAGCTAACAGGCGGTAGTGGTCCTGATGTGAAGCAAAGCATGGAAATATTAGAGCCATATATGCCTAAACAAAGATCGTCTGCTGAAGTGTTACAAGAATATCAAGATTTACTTGGCTCAGGAGATATGGATGCTGCTAAAACACAAGCCTATCTAGCTTTAGTACAAGCAGGTCAATCTATATCTGAGTCTGGGAAACCTTTATTGGGTGCAGCAATTGATGCTGCTGGGGAAGCCGCGCCAACATTAAGTAAGATAGCTTCTGAAAAAGCAGCACAAGATAGGGCAATTAAATTAGCTTCTAGACAAGAACAGGTGCAACGTGAAGATGCAATAAGATCTGCTCAATTAGGTGTAGCACAAAATGCTATAGCCAGAACAGCAGGAGCTAGTGCAAGTATAGAAAATGCAATACTCAGCGCACAACAAAAAGCTATTGATTATGGGTTAAAAATGGAGGGTGATGCAGTAAAAGTTGTAAATGATACAGCTATTAGGAATTGGTCAGCCGCTAATCAGTATGGTGTAACAGCTACTGAAACATGGGGTAGATATAACGAAGCAACTAAAAAAGTTGACATTCTTGGTGTAAGGCGCACTGCTGATGGCGTTAAATATATTGATGATAATAATGGAACATTAGTAGATGTGCCAAAAGGTTACGCTCCATACAATAAAGATGCATTTGCCGCTGCTCATGGCACAGGCGCAATAGATTTCTCTAAAGCTAAAAAAGTAAACTTACTTATACCTGATATTACAGTAACAGATGCTGAGGGTAATGTAACTGAAGCTAGAGGATCTAAATCTGGGTTTAACCAATTTGCTGGATTTTTTGTAGGTGGTAATTATTATTACTCCCCAACAGGAGATGTTAAAGATGCTGTTAAAGCACCTCAAGGATTTATTGAAGGTGCTGAAAAAGATGTGTTAGAAATTTCTCAACCTGATGGTGCTGGAAGAATTAAAGTTACAGTTAAAGCTGGTCCAAATGCTGGTGATAGCTTTATCTCTACTATCAATGGCAAAGTATTTCCTGGAGTAGCTTATGAGTTAGATCCAGCAGTAAGAGATGATTCTGGTGCATATCAATCAGGTAATCCTCTTGTAACTACTGTTCCAAATCCAGGGGTATCGGTTGATAGGATGTCAGCCGCTAGGGTAAATAGTTTACAAGATAAAGTAATCGCACAAACTCAAGCTATCACAGCAGCTAATTCAGTTCTTTCTGCTATCGGTGATGCAGTTGGTCCTCTAAATACTGTTAAAGCATTTACTTCTAATTTTGTTGCTCCATTAGCACCAGACTTTATGTCTGGTGCTTTAGAGTTTTCTGCTACAGAAAGAGGTAGGAGAGAAATGGAGTTATTTGGTCGTAACCTAGCTCGTGCTTTAGCTTTGTCTGATAGATATGCGGTAAGGGAACAAGAACTTATTGCTCAATTAAATGAAGATCCAGTAGGTTTCTTTAAGAACCCTGATATGTCTACTGTAAGATTCCAAGAACTTATGCGATATCTACAAAATGACCTTACATTTAATAGAGGTATTCTTGATGATAAAAATGAAATAGGGTTTTTAAATAGAGTGCCTACAGGCACAGCTAATGACCCAATTATATTTGAAGCTCCTGGACAGTTTGATTATTTAAGTATTACCGCACAGAATGCTGGTGGAGCTGATAAATTAAATGGTATGTTTATTAGGATGACAGCAGCAGAAGCACGTAGGCAAGGTATTGATCAAAACTTAATTCCAGCAAACGGATCAGACTTAATGCTAGAAATAGGTAAAGATATCAACTTCTAAGGATAGGGGCAAATATGGCGACTACAATAGGCGCACCCACACAGCAAGGACTTACTGATTATCAACAAGGGGGTGTTGTTAATCCTGCTGATCCACGAGTAAATGTACCTCCTGGAACTACTGCACCTATGGGTGAAGTCACAGCAACTACTGATATATTGCCTAGCCGTGTAACGGGTAAACGTGATGAAGGTGTTGCTGAAGATTACACTGGTTTAGATTTAGGATACATTGGTGATTTTGCTCGTGGTGCAAATGATCTAATACTTGCTTTACCTGATGCTGCTATCAATGCTGTGGCAGAAGGATTAGAAGCTGTAGGAATAGTAGAGCCTAATACAGTAGATAGGCGTTATTTAGCACGGATATTTAACAGTTCTGATTTTGAGAGCCAGAAAGTTATTATCCCATATTTATTGCATTACGGTACTGGTGAGTTTGGTGGGCAAGCAGATCAAGAAGGAACAGTTTCAAAAGTAGTTAGAGGTGCTGGTCAGGCTGCTATTGCTTCATTACCTATTGTTGGCATGCAAATGAGAGCTGCTGCTGCACCAACTATAGCTAGTTCAACAGCCTTACAAACACCATCATCATCCACCACTACACAAAGAGTTGTAGAGGGTATGATAGCACCATTTAGAACAAGTCCTGGAACTGCTGCTGCTGTAGAAACTGGACTTGGCGCAGCTAGTGGAGCTGGTGCGGTTACTGAACAAGAATTATTTGGCACAAGTGGTATGGTCGGTGCATTAGCACCCATTCTCCCTGCTGCCGCAGCTAGTGCTTTAGGTAAAACTCCCGGAATAAACCTAGCTAAAAAAGGTTTTAATTGGACTAAATCTTTTGCTAAAGGTAAAATTGATGATACTAAAGTATTAACTGGTAAAGTAAAACCAGGAGAAGGAGCAGAGGGAGAAGCTGCATTAGCTAAATTAGGAAGTGAAGTCCAAGAAGCAGCCGCCACACCACAAGCACAAGTAAATCTACAAAAAGCGGCTGAAATAGAGGCTAAATTAAGTGGTTATGCAGATGAACCTATTACACTTAGCCCAGCAGAAGCTACGTTAGATGCACCCTTACTAGCCACTCAAACTAGAATGGAAGGTACTGGTGATGCTGCATTTACTCGTGCAAATAATCAACGTAAGACAAATGTATTAACTGCTGCCCAAAGATTTATAGATGGTGACCTTACAGCAAGCCCTGTGGATGATGCACCAATGTTCGTTTATAATCAAGCTGAAGGTACATATGCCGCAACTGTTGGTAGAATAAATGCTGATAGTGATGAGTTAGCGGCTAATTGGAGTATAGTTACAGATGCCGATACAGGTGTCTATCCTACATTAGGTAGCCGTGCTGAAACAGGGGCTAATATAAGAAAAGCTATTGTAGATGCAGAACAAGCCGCAAAAGATGATGCTGCAAAATTAGCAGCTAAACTTAAAATAAATGATGCTGATCCAGTAGGTGATGCTAATACCACAGCAGCCGCTCAAACAGCGGTAAGAGATAGTCTTACAAGTAGGGCTGGTGAAGACGCAATCAGCTACCAAGGATTACCACCTTTAGTAAGAAAATTTGTTGAATTTAAATTCAAAGATAACAGGATGTCTTTCCAAGATTGGAAGTCTTTCCGTGATCAAGTAGGTAGTGCTATTGGTAAAGCATCAGCGATTGGTGATAAGGCTTCAATCAGGCCTCTTGCCGTATTAAGCGATCAACTTGATAATATGGCTGCTTCGTATGGTAAAACAAATGAGAAATTTGATGACTTCCGCATTATGTATGATGCTAATGTTGTTACCCCTTTTCAACGTAGTGGTGTAACCAGAGTTACTGCAAAAGGTCAAGGAAGTACAAAAGAAAGACCACAATATTATGTAGCAGATGAAAAAGTAGCAGATGCTTTTTTACAAGATACAAATACAGCTAAACAATTTATGAAATTATTTGCTGATAAACCAGCCGATATGCGAGCTATGAAAAATGTAGTTCTTGATAAATTACGCACTACAGCTTTTAATCAAAGCAAAGGTATATTTGAGCCAGATAAAGTAAATAAATACATAAATACTAATAGAGAAGTTCTTACTGAGCTTGGTATAGTTGATGATCTGTTAGATACAGAAACTATGTTACGTGAAATGGTAACACGTAACGCTGAGTTAGAGGTTCGTCGCAGAACTATCAATGGTAATTTACTCATGGGTTCTGTAGCAAGAGCAACAAAAAATGAAAGCCCTGATCAACTTTTCACAGAGGCTTTACGTAACCCAGCTAAAATGAGAGAGCTGAGACAAGTAGCTTCACAAGCTACTGACGACCTTACAGAAGAAGAAGCTAGTCAGGCTTTCCGCGCTGCTATAACTCAAAAAATGTTAGATAGAGCAAAAACAGCTTTAAGTGACCCCACTGCATTTAAACAGTGGATGGTTAGAAATGAAGAAGTTTTAGATGCAGCTTTTGACAAAAGTCATGTAGATAATTTATATTTAATGGCCGATGCTGCGGAGCGTGTACTAATTACAGGAATTGGTAGAGGTAAAGGTATAACTGATGAAGATATAGTTACTCGGTTTACAGGTGCTTTAGGCACAACCCCTGCTGGTATATCAAACCGTTTTATAGCTGTGCAAGAAGGACGCCTTGGTTCTAAAGCTATGGTTGGCTATATACTTAGCCGCGCGATTAGGCAACAATCTGGTGTGCGTTCTGATGCCCTTTTCCGTGAGGCTATGTTTGACCCTAATATTGCTAAATTACTTACCACAGAAGGTGGCGAGTCAGTTCCACCATTAGGTATAAGTGAGCCACTTAAACGTAGACTTAACGCCTTCTTATTTAATATAGGTGTAGATTATGGTGATGGTATAACAGGTGAAGGTGCCAAAGAAACACTTATACTTGAGCCTAATATTACTGATCAGCCTATATTACAAACACCCCCACCAGTGCCAGATCCAGTGCCAGATCCAAAACCGTTTGTGTATCCTCCTACGCCAACTATACCAAATAGAACTTCTGCCACTCCCCCCTCTGCACCTCCGCTAAATACGGCACAGGTTGGTATTGAAACATTGTTCCCTAATGACCCCACTTCTATAGCGATTGCTAAACGCAGAGGTGCTAGTCAGGGAGTGATGGGTATAACCTAATGGAACCCATATCCACAGCTTTAGCTGGTATCGCATTATTTAAAAGTGCCGTTGATGGTATTAAAGGTGCTATCGGCACAGCAAAAGATGTGGGTGAGATAGCTGGTTTTATCGACCACCTTTTTGAAGGTGAGAAACAAGTACAGCAAAAACGTAACCAAAAATCAACTCAAACAGTTGGTGATCAATTTGGTATAAAATCAGTAGCACAAGAAATCATAGATGCAAAATTAGCTAAAGAACAAATGCAAGAGATAGCAACTATGGTAGATATGCGCTTTGGTCATGGAACATGGCGCAGTATTGTAGATGAAAGGGCTAAACGTATACGTGAAGCTAAAGAAGCTGAAGCATTAGCTCGTAGAGAAGCAGCTAGAAAACACAAAGAGTTACAAGAAAACATAAAACAAGCGATGATGATAATATCAGTTATCCTTGTAATGGTGGGATTTTTTGTAATCATGATAATTTGGGTTGCAAAAGCATCCTTAAATGATCCACTCTTTATACCCCTCAGCCAACACTCTGCTACTAATATCAATTTTACTTCGCAAAGCCTTTAATACTTTTTCATCTACTGTTTTTTCTGTAACAATATCTACATAGGTTACTTTATTAGTTTGTCCTATACGGTGTGCTCTATCTTCACTTTGCAACCTAACTTCAAGATCGTATCCATTACTGTAATATATGACTGTTTTAGCCTCAGTAAGAGTTAGACCATACCCACCTGTTCTTGGTTGTCCCACAAAAAATCGTAGAGGGTTAGCAGGGTCTTGGAAGCGTTCTACAATAATCTGGCGTTCCTCTGCTGGGGTAGCACCGTAGAATAATTCTACGCTATCCTCACCATATTCTTTGGCAAGAGCTTTTTGTATTATCTGTAGATCATGTGTAAAGTTACCCCATATAATAACTTTACCATCTGTTTCTTCAAGAACAGACATTAGTTCAGGTAACTTATTACTTGGAACTTCAACCATTCTGCCATCTTCAAATTTAGCAAACCCAGAGCATACTTGTTGTAATCTAAGTATTTGAGTTAGCACAGTAGGCGCAGATATAAGCCCACCATCATCCCCTTCTACAATAGCAAGAGCCATAGTTTTCATTTGCTCGTACAGTTTCTTTTGCTCGGTAGTGAGCTCTACTGTTCTGCGAGTGTAGACTTTATCTGGTAGATCTAAACAATCTTCTTTACGTACTCTGTAACTGAAGGTTTCTATCATACCATTTAATTCATCTAAATTTTGGTACCCAACAATTTGGTTGAAGCTGTGCGCTCCCATTGTACGACGCATCATTTTAGCGTACCTGTTTTGGAATGTCCAAAAGCTGCCTTGCCCAAGGATATAATGCTCTAAAAACTCACACTGAGTGTATAAATCAAGAGGCGATTTAGTTACTGGCGAACCTGTAAGTATCCTACGATACGGCGCATTTTTACCTATTCTTATCAAGTTTTTAGTGCGTTGGGCTGTCCTACTTTTTATAGTAGTGCTTTCATCTACTGCAAGCATAGCCCTATGCGTAAGTAGAAATTTATCTGCTGCTTCTAAACCACGTTTAGTGCTAAGAGCTTCTACATTCATAAGGAATATTTGTAAGTCTTCAGTAACTTGCCTGAGTGTATCTAACTCTTTTCTTTTCTTTTGAGTTTGCTCAGGTGACCATGTAACAATGTTCATGTTTATATGGTCAGGCATATGGGTTGGTAATTCTTTACGTTCCCAGTTTCTATATACACCTTTAGGTGCAATAATTAGAGCACTATCAAGTTCACCTTTATCGTACAACATAGCTATTGTATCGATAAGAACTTTAGATTTGCCTGTACCCATATCCATAAACAGAGCGTAATACGGTTTATTCCATGATTTTATTAAAGCCTCGAGCTGATGCTCATAGGGCTTATGCTTAAACTTGTACCTCATAACTTCCTCTTTCTACTGGAATATTTTTATTCTACTGTTTTTACATATAGGGTGCAAGTTTCATTTTATCCACTTTACTATATAGGATGGAAACGACAACGAGTGAAAATTTGTTTTTTAACATTTTCCGATATCACCAAAAAATATATATAACTTTCTCTGTCCGCGCGATAATTTTTGAAAACTTTTTTGTTTTGTTTCAATGCGTTTTACCCCCTATTATAAAAAGTGCGGATATAGCGGATATATTTGTTTTTTACCAGAGCAAACTTGACAGGCATATTTTGCCAATATATGTTAAACCTTAATAATAATGCGTAACCATGTGGAGAAAGGCATGAACAATGACAGTATATATAACACAGGAGATGCGGGGTCGTGATATTACGGATGCCACAAGTTTCGGAGATATCGAAATATTACTTCCCGCAGGAGAGCAAGCCAGCTACTCTACTCAACCTACTATTAGAAAACTGGGTAGAAAGCTCGGCAAGTTTACCGACGAAGATTACTTACTTCTTGCAGGAGATCCCGCAGCTATTGCTTTAGCTGCCGCTGTAGCTGCTAGAGCTAATGGCGGTAGGTTTAAGATGTTGAAGTGGGATAGGCAAGAGGGTAAATACTTCCCTCTCATAGCAGACCTTAACTTTCGTCCAGGAGATAACGATGGTTGATTTTGAAAGTGTGGCAGCTAAACTCAGCACAATTGATGAGTCTGGTTTAAGCCAAGTAAGTAAACTGGCTCAGTTACAATTACAACTTGAGCAGCGTGTTTACGATTTAGAAGCTGATCTGAAGCAAGCAAAAATAGATTTAAAACAAGTAGCCGAAGACCAACTTCCAGCAGCAATGGCTGAGCATAACGTAACTGAGTTTAAACTAGCTGATGGTTCTAGTATTAGCGTGGCTAAATTCTATAGTGCAAGCATCCCAAAAGATAGATCGGATGAGGCGTTTACTTGGTTAGTGCAAAACGACCACGGTGATTTAATTAAAAACCAAGTCGCTACTAATTTTGTACGTGGTCAAGAAGAGCAAGCTGAAAAGTTTGCAAGTGAGTTGGCTGGCCGAGGTATGCCTGTCAACACAAAAAAGTGGGTGGAACCTATGACTCTTAAGGCTTGGGTTAGGGAAAAAACCGAAGATGGAACAAACATACCACATGATTTGTTTGGTGTGTTTGTTGGTGAAAAATCTAAAATCACAAGGAGTAAGTAATGAGTGAAGGAAAACAAGAAATAGTGCGCGGTGCGTTGGCTGCTAAGAGTAGCACTGATCTAGCTGTGGCGGCACAGTTTGAAGAGTATAGCAGTGCAGGATTCAGTGAGGTTACTGCTGAAGATTTATCTATACCTTTTATCAGGGTATTGGCACAGCTAAGTCCACAGGTAAATAAGCGTGATGGTGCCTATGTAGAAGGTGCCGAGGCAGGAATGCTTTTTAATACCGTTTTAAACGAAGTTTACGACGGTGTAGAGGGTATCCAAGTAGTGCCGTGCCATTATAACCGTAGATTCGTCGAGTGGAAGCCACGTGAGCAGGGTGGGGGTTATGTACAATCGTATGAAACTACCGATCCGATTGTAAATACTACAACTAAAAATGATGTAGGGCAGGATGTATTACCAGATGGTAATTTACTGAGTAATACAGCGCAGTTTTTTGTTCTATTGATGCATCCTGAGTTAGGAGCGCAACGTGCTTTAATAACTATGTCTTCCACACAGTTGAAGAAGGCTAGAAAGTGGATGACACAAGCACAATCTATGACTGGTCAGGGTAAAAACGGTGTGTACACTCTGCCACTAATGTCACAGGTTTATAAGGTAGGTACAGTTCAAGAGCAGAATGATAAAGGTACATGGTTCGGGTTTGATATTACTCGGGTGCGTGGCCTTGACCTTGCAAGCGAGGACGATAAACAACTGTTCGCTACTGCTCTACAGTTTGCAGAATCTATTAAAGCTGGTGATGTGCAAGTAAAAGAAGACAAATCCGCTAACACAGAAAAAGACGGTGACGACGACATACCGTTTTAGTTCAACGAGGGGGGTTGATCGCCCTTTCGTTGCGAGAGAGTAGTTGGCAAAGTTCCAGAAGAAGAGGGTTCACCCCTTCTACTCTCTCACCCTATTTAGCAGGAGGATACGATGTCACTTGCACAAAGATTTTATGATTTATTTAAAGGCAGCGATATTGCTCACGGCACATATGTCGTAAAGAGCAGTCGTAGCACTGATGGCAAAAAGCAGGGTCAGGCTACAGTTTTGCGTGAGCCAACTACTGTAGATATGTGGGAAGAACATTTAAAAGGTGGCACAGGATTAGGCATAATACCTATCCGCAGTGATAACCTTTGCCAGTGGGGTGCAATAGATATAGACCAATATGATGTTAGCCATAAAGATTTAGTAACAGTATTAAAAGATAATAAGATACCAGCCGTTGTTGGTAGGACTAAATCAGGTGGAGCGCATATCTGGGTATTTTTAACTGAGCCAATTGAAGCTGAAGATGTACAAAGGCGTATGACAGAATTAAGTGCGGCTCTTGGTTATTCGGGTAGTGAAATATTCCCCAAACAAACGACCATATTAAAAGACCGTGGTGATACAGGTAACTTCTTAAATATGCCTTATCATGGTGGTGATAATTCCACACGTTATGCTTTTAATAATGAAGGTGAGGCATTGGGTGCAGAACAATTTTTAGATTACGCACAATCATTTATTCTTACACCAAATAAATTCTTAAAACTTGTTATGAGTTTTGGAACTAAAGATGGTGTGCTAGAAGAAGGTCCCCCATGTTTGCAGCACCTATGTAGTAAAGGATTTGGCGAAGGCTCACGTAACAATGCTTTATTTAATCTTGGTGTGTATGCACGAATGTTTGATGAAGAAAATTGGGAAGTGTTAGTTCAGCGATACAATATGGATTACTTACACCCACCCCTCAGTCATAATGAGGTAGGTGTGGTTATTCGCCAGCTTAAAAAGAAAGATTACTTTTATAAATGCGACGATCAGCCAATAAAGCCCTTCTGCGATAAAGAAATATGTAAGGGCAGGAAGTATGGTGTTGGTCCAACAGGTATAGGCAATGATATGTCTAGCCTTACAAAAATTGATGGTGACCCACCTATATGGATATTAGATGTAGATGGTGAACGGTTAGAGCTTTCCACTAATGGGTTAACTAGCCAAGCACAGTTTCAAAAAGAATGTGTTTCACAAATAAATAAATTCCCTGTAGTTGTAAACCAGAGGGCATGGCAGACAAGAATACAACTGTTATTGGATAATTTAACTATTATAGAAGTGCCGCCCGATGCCACAATAAAGGGTGAGTTTGAAGATTTACTTCATGCCTTTTGCTGTGAGAGAGCTAAAGGTGAAGACCGTGAAGATATATTACAAGGTGTTGCTGTTTGGGTAGAGGGCAGGGTGTTTTTCCAAGTAAAAGATATTAAAAAGCACTTGTCTGTAAATGATTTTACACATTACAGTTCTAATAAGATCACACTGCGATTACAGAATATAGAAGCAGAAAAGATGTTCTGGCGTGTGAGAAATAAAGGTGTACATGTTTGGTCGTTACCCCAAGAGTTTTTTCAAGGGGAGGATGTTGATATTCCACTGCCAGACTTACCAGTAGCAGATGGGATTATATAGTGCATATTGTACTCGGACCTCCAGGAACAGGTAAGACAACTAAGCTCTTGGATTTAGTTGAACAATACATGCAATCGGGAGTACCGCCAGACCGTATTGGTTATTTTGCTTTTACTCGTAGGGCAGCAATAGAAGCTATAGATCGCGCTTGTATTAAGTTCAATTTAACAAAAAAAGAGTTACCGTACTTTCGCACCCTACATAGTTTAGCTTTTTTCATGTCAGGTATGAAACACTCACAAGTTATGACTGGTGAGAAATACCAAGAAGTTGCTGAATGGTTAAAAATAGGTAAGTTTTTTGGTGGAGGGGTAGTTGACCAAGGACCATACAAAGATTTCGGGTATGGTGATAAATTCCTTGAAATAATTAACGTATCTCGTATTTTGCGTCAACCATTACGCCAAGTTTATAATGAAAGTATTGTCCCCTTAAAAACAGATTGGGCAAGAGTAGAATATGTTAGCCGAGGATTGCAGCATTGGAAAAAAGCATACGGCTTACAAGATTATGCGGGAATGTTAGAAACTTTTGTAGACCAAGAATTATGCCCACGATTAGAAGTAGTTTTTATTGATGAAGCACAAGATTTATCCCCCCTTCAGTGGGAGATGGTAAGATTACTAGAGCGAAATAGCCAGATGTGCTATGTCGCTGGAGATGACGACCAAGCCATTTTTCGTTATGCTGGAGCAGACGTAGATCATTTTGTAGGACTCCAAGGAGAAGTCACCCTCTTGAATAAGTCCTATCGTATTCCCTCCTTGCACCATGCACTTAGTCACAAAGTTATAAAGCGCATCGTAGGAAGGCGGGACAAAATCTTTGAACCCAAAGAAGGTGATGGTGGTATGTTCTGGCATAGGCACTCCGAAGAAGTGGATTTAAGTTCGGGTGATTGGCTGTTACTTAGTCGCACTACTCGTGGCGCACAGCAAATAGAGGAAGAAGTACGCCGAAGAGGACACCTCTATATTTACAATGGTTCAACAAGTATAGATAGTAAAGTGTTAGAGGCAGTACGCTATTGGGAACATTTACGCGAAGGTAATCGTTTAAATGCAGAACAGGTCAAACTTGTTTACAAACACATGCTTTTGAATACTCAGGTGGCTTATGGTTATAAGACTATGCCTGATGGTGATGATTCTAGTTTTTATAGCCTTGAAGAATTACAAAGGGATCATGGTTTAATGCACAGTCAGCCTTGGGATGTGGGGCTAGGTAAAATAAATGAACGTGATCGCACATATATAAAAGCCTGTTTACGTAAAGGTGAAAGCCTAACTGATACGCCACGTTTACGAATATCTACTATTCACTCCTCCAAAGGAGCTCAAGCTACGAATGTTATGCTGTTGACTGATACTATGCGTAGACCCTACAGTATGTGGAGGAAAATAAATAACCACGTAGAAGATGAAGCTAGGGTATTTTATGTAGGTTTAACAAGAGCTACAGATAACCTACATTTGATTCACCCGATGTTTAGTCAAGGATACGCTCTTCCCAGCTGAAAACAAAAGAGTTATCATTTGTTATGGCTTAGTGCATTGTTAGGTTGCTGGTAACAAACAGAAAGGAGCTGCCATGCAAGTGAAGTATTTTAATAAAGCGTCTCTACTTGATGCAAACAATGAAGCTATAATATCTGAGCGCAACCGTTCTTTGCGTAACGAAAGCATTGTTGATACTGAAGATGACACTTTATTCCCCATCGTTTTTAGTATGCCACATAACGATGTGGAAATGCGGGTTCAACTTATGCTTGACCCAACAACAAGGGTTTGGTTAGATATGCCTTTTAAGGCATATGAAGCCTTACCTTCAATAGAATATCCAACACAATAATACTCTAGAAAGGAGTAATTTATAATGGCACATTTAGTTGAGACTATGGCGTATGCAGGACAAGTCCCTTGGCACGGTTTAGGAACCGCTGTTGATGGTAATATGTCACCCCAAGAAATGCTGGTTGCGGCTGGTATTGATTGGACAGTTAGTAAGCGTCCTGCTTATACAGTTGACAAACCCAACTGTTGGAATATTATCGACCCAACTGGTGAGGCTGGTTTTATCCGCGCACCAGATAGCCACTTTCTTGTGCGGGATAGCGATAACAAAGTGCTTTCGCATTGTGGCGAGGGATATGTACCTTTTCAAAATGCTGAAGTTATGGACTTCTTTAAAAAGTTTACCGATGCAGGGCATATGACTATGGAAACTGCTGGCAGTTTGAAAGAAGGTAAAGATATATGGGGGTTAGCAAAGTTAACTGATAAGTTCAGCCTTAGTGGTGATGATGAAGTTAAGGGTTACTTGCTTTTGAATAATAGCCACCAAGTAGGTAAAGCGATGACTATTATGTTCACACCTATTCGTGTTGTGTGTAACAATACTCTTACACAGGCTATGAGTATGGAGGGCAACCGCTTCCGTGTATTACATTTGCAGATGTTCGATGAAGAAATACAGAAAGCCGCTGAAGAGGCTTTGGGTATTAGTGGTCAACAAATGACCAAGTTCAAAGAGCAGTCTGAGTTCTTGGCAAATAAACGTGCAAAAGAGTTTGATGTTGATAACTTTATTGCAGAGTTGTTCCAACCCCACTTACTAATTGAGCGAGCCAAGGCTTCTATAAAAGATGACCTACCACCTCTGCGTGATGAGTTCAAACGTACTGCTGAACTTGTTGAAGAAGCATTACACACGAGTCCTGGTGCGAGTATGAAGTCTGCCAAGGGTACTTGGTGGGGTGCGCTCAATGCAGTAACTTATGTTGTAGATCACCAAAAGCGTTCACAGGCTGAGGGTAATGCTTTGCATTCAGCTTGGTTTGGCTCTGGTGCTAATACTAAACGTAAAGCACTGACTAAGGCTTTGGAGTATGCCGAAGCTGCATAAATTGACAAAGTAGTTCTTGTCGTAGCATGGTTCGTTAAGTAAAATGAACCATGCTATTTTCCATAGAAAGGGAGATGTAAATGTTCTATGCAATATGTGAAGGTTTTCCAGGAAGTTCTGGTCCAGCCTACATTGTTTATAAGTTTCCTACGCTAGAATCTATGAAGCCGTGTGAAGCTGTAAATGAATATAGTATTATTTACAATGGCGATTCGCATAGGCAGCTAATTGATTTCTGCTCTTTAGAAGAGCTAATTGAGATAGCTACCTGTTTGTGTATTGCGTTTACTGGCACGGAAGAAGTTAAATTTGTTTCTCTCCAACAAGCGGCTGACTATGTCCACTCAGTAGTGGTAAAGAAAGCTAAATTATGGAAACCCGAAAAGGAGTCTGATATGTCTACTGTTCATGTAGATCAATTTAATAATAAAGCACAGAAGCATGAAGCAGAGGTAAAAGAAACTAAAAAACCTCGCACTCGTTTTAGGAATGATGCTCGTATCATTCTGTTAAAAGATACACCTACTGTGCGTGAAGGCACTAATCGTTTTCGTAATATGAAAGTTATTATGGAAAGTGCTACAGTTGGTGAAGCAATAGCTAAACTTCGCGCACTTACTCCTGCTCCAGGATCTGGGGTGGATATTAAGATAGCATGCGACGCAGGTGTTATAAAACTAGACTGGCAAGAGGAATAGCTATGTTACCCGAAGCTGTAGAAAGTTACTTCGGCTGGATAAATGAGCGGCACTCAATATATCAACGCAGATTATTGGGTGCGCCACCACCTTGGACTAATGATTCTATCCTGCAAGAATATAAGTTTACAAACCCTTTCCGTGAAAACGATAGGGTAACTGTATGGATGCGTGATAAATGGACAAAGCCAAATGATAACCGCCCACATGGTGAGATGATATTTAACTGTTGTATGTTTCGTATGGTTGGCACAAGTGAGTTTGCTGAAGAACATGGGTGGGTGGAAGATTTTAACCCACAAAAAACCAAACACCTTATTGAGTCAAGACTTTCTCTTGGTAAAAGAACATTTACTGGTGCATATATAATCACTAACCAAGGACTCAAAGCACCAAAATCTGAGGTAGTAGTTGACCACTTCCTTACGCCAATCTGGGAAAATAAAGAAACGCTGGCGAAGATTGCCCAAAAAACGCAGTCGCTCCAAGCGTTACATGAAGCGATGGGTGCGTATAAAGGGTGGGGAGGAGGAGGTTTTATGTCATACGAGGTGGTTACCGACCTCAACTACACACCTGTACTGGACAAGGCAAAAGACCGTTTTACTTGGGCTAACGCAGGTCCGGGAGCTATACGAGGAATTAACCGTATCCTCGGAAGAGATTTAAAAAAGGGTATGACCCAGCCTACAGCTAATGAGAATATGGTTAGATTATTAAAACATGCACCCTATCATGTTTTAGGACATATCCCACTTAAACAAATAGATATGCGTACTATTGAGCATAGCTTATGTGAGTGGGATAAATATGAGCGTGTAAGGTTAGGGCAAGGTAGACCAAGAAGTGTTTATCGCCCTACTTTATTAACAGATACACCAAAAGGAGCTGTAGAATGAAGTTTCTAATGACAATGTTTCAAATACAAGATTACGGTGGAATCATTAACCATGCTGAGTATCTTGCTAAAGGTTTAAAAGAGTTAGGCCATGAAGTTGATTTTACTATGCTCGTGCCTAAACATAAAGTAGCCGCTAAAAGTCCCCCACCAAAAAACTTTGACCAATATCGTAAGGTTGGCACAGGATATCTACACCATCAAGCTAGGGGGTGGGCTGGTTTACCTAAGATCCCTTATCTTTCTAAATACCAAAGGGATTTGTTTAAACAGAAGTGTAGCAAGTATGATGCTGTTTTATGGCATATCCCTGTACCCACCATGAGTAAGGAAAATAAAGGTATTACCGATTGGTTAGATTTGTATGACCACGGTACTAAAAACATAGCTATCATACATGATGGCAATTTGCCTGAGTTATACCCACACCTAATCCATGTACGCGAGATGTTCCATTCTGCTGTATGTGTACATGAGTCAGCTATGATTTCTGGTAGTATGTTACCCATACCCCGCAAGCTGATAGTAAATCCGTTTGATGTTGGTATGGCAGATGGTTGGACTGACTTTGAAAAACGTGATGGTTTTGCAGCGGTGCAAGTTTTTAAAGCATGGAAACGTGTAGATACTTTAGTCCGCGCGATTAGATACATGACCCACAAAGAACAAAAGCTAATCGGTGGTGAAGGTATAGAATACAGATACATGACAAGCCGTGATAAATGTAAGCCTAAATATTTTGACGAGCTAGGCGAACGCATTTGGGATAGAGCCAAGCGTTATGGTATGGAGCATTTAGGAACTGTGCCAAATGATAAAGTGTTTGAAATACTAAAACAGGTAAAGCTACAGATTGACCCGAGCTACAGTAAAAAGTATTCTAATTTTGGCGCACATTTTAATAGGACAACAGTAGAAGCAATACTCTGTGGTGCTGTGCCTGTGGCTACTGATTGGGGTATGCGGGATAGTGAAATATTTAAAGCAGGACAAAACTATATACAAATCCCAGCAGAGTGTGAACCGTTTAAGTTTGCTGACATTATAGATAATGCCATACATGATAAAGATCAATGGCTTCGTATAAAAGAAAACAATCTAAAATTACTAGAGTTGTTTGATATGCGTAATGTAGCTCAAAGCTATGTTGATCTGGTAAACAATACACAAGAACTACTTATCGGCACTCCAGATGCTAAAGCCATGCAAAAATGCCATAAAAACCTAGAGTTCTTCGGTATTAGCTCTTCAGACACTGCTCGAGTGGTTTAGTATTGTTTAGGCCACACACCTACTACCCCTAACCTTTAACCACGTCGAGGAGGCGTTGTATGCAGTCAATTTATGCAAGAGGAGTAAGCGAAGCTCTGTTTTTAGGTCAACAAGCCTTATTTTCGTCAGGTAAGGAAGTAAACACCCGAAATGGTTTAGCACTTGAGTTTCCTACCCCTGTTATGACAACTTATACCCATAGCAGGGAACGAGTTTTGTTTTACCCAGAACGTGATGCTAACCCTTATTTCCATTTAATGGAAAGTTTATGGATGTTAGCAGGACGAAATGATGTGCCTTGGATTTTAGGTTTTAACGGTCGCATGAATACATATAGTGATGATGGTAAAACTTTCCACGGTGCTTATGGTTACAGATGGAGGGAATGGTTTGGTAAAGATCAGTTAAAGATTATTCTGTTTAGATTAGGCACTTACCATAACGACCGTAGAGCTGTTTTAGGAATATGGGATCCTCACCAAGATTTAGTTGAAACTAATGATGGGAAAGATTACCCCTGTAATACCCAGATATATTTTTGGGAGCGTAAGGGTGAACTAAATATGACTGTAACTAACCGCAGTAATGATATGATCTGGGGTGCGTATGGTGCTAATGCTGTTCACATGTCTGTGCTGTTAGAGTATATGGCTGGGATGCTTGGATATGTTGTAGGCACATATTATCAATTTAGTAATAATCTTCATGCATATACAGATGTCTTAGAAAAGTTAGAAGGTATGCAAGCAGATTATGAACCTTACCTTACATTAGGTGATGATGGGTTGAGTTATAACCCACCAGCTTTAATTGATGATCCTGATACATTTGACCAAGAGCTACAAAAATGGTTTTTAGATGAAGCAAGAGTGACTTACAATAATAGTTATTTAGGATCTACTTGTGGAAATATGCGTAAGTCATGGAGATTCTGGAAAAATAAAAGTTACGATAATGCTTTTCATTGTGCCAATGCAATAGAAGATCGTGCATGGCGTAGAGCCTGTGTGGATTGGTTGCAAAGGAGAATTAAGTGAATAGGGAAAAATATGAGGATTACATGAAGCGTAAATTAAAAGAAGAAGAAGTAAGCTCTGTTATTAAACAGGTTGGTAAGCTCAGTGTTTTAGACCATGTTAAGTTGGAAGAAGCTGAACAATCTTATGGTGATAGTTGGAAGCAGCGCGGTGGTGTTGGTGCTTTTATGATGTTAGCTCGTAAATGGGATAGGCTTGAAAAACAAGTCACAGAACATAATTATGATGTGTTTAAAGCTATACAAGAAGATAACAGGCAGGAAGGTATAATAGATGATATACGTGATCTGCGTAGGTATTTATTTCTTGTAGAAGCGGAGATGATTTTACGCGGCAATGTCAGAAAACAAAAGTAATTTAGATAAAGAAGTATTAGCCGAGTGCGAGTGCGGAAGAGAAACGAAGATTGTTACTTTCCGTAATCTTAAAAATAGATGGCCGATATGCAGTAAGTGCAAAAGGCCGATGAAAGTAAAAGGTAATGCAATACCCATTATTTCAACCACCGACTGAGTGGGTTATGCCTGATGGCTACCCCGATATTTCTAGTGCTAAAGAAGTTGCTATTGATTTAGAAACACGCGATCCTAACCTTACGACGATGGGAAGTGGCTGGCCTAGAAAAGATGGTCACATTATTGGGATAGCTGTGGCAACAGAAGGTGACCAATGGTACTTCCCCATCAGGCACGAGATTGGTCCTAACTTTGATGTAAAAAGAACTTTAGGATGGTTAGCAGATGTTTGTAAAATTGATAGGACTTACGTTTTTCATAATGCTCCTTACGATGTCGGCTGGATGCTCGCAGAAGGTGTGCGTGTACAAGGAAAAATCATTGACACAATGGTCGTTGCGCCACTGTTAGATGAAAACAGATTCAGTTATGCTTTAAATGCTATTGGTAGAGATTACCTGCAAGAGCGTAAAAGTGAAGTTGAGTTAAGGGAAGCAGCCGAGGCTTTTGGCGTAAATGCTAAAAGTGAGATGTATAAACTTCCTGCTCATCATGTGGGAAAATATGCTGAACAAGATGCTGCGTTAACATTGAAACTCTGGCAGCATTTTAAAACACTAATAATAAAAGAAGATATTAAAGATATCTTTGAACTTGAAATCAATGTTCTTAAAACAATTATACCAATGCGCGAGCGTGGTGTCAGGGTTGATTTAGATAAATGTGAGCGTATAAAGAAAGAGTTGCTACAAAAAGAACAACAACTGTTAGGGTTGATAAAAAGACAAACAGGGGTAGAAGTAGAGATATGGGCGGCTGAAAGTGTATCTAAGGCTTTTGATGCGTTAGACCTACCTTACAGTAAAACAGAAAAGACTGGTGCTCCTAGTTTTACTAAAGGGTTCTTAAGTAATCACCCTCACGAAGTCCCACAAATGATTGTACAAGCTAGAGAATATCAAAAAGCACGTAGCACATTTGTAGATACTATACTTAAACACCAAATAAACGGACGTATACATGCTGAGCTGCACCCTTTACGTAATGATGGGGGAGGCACGGTTACTGGTAGATTTAGCTATAGCAACCCTAATCTTCAACAAATACCAGCAAGGCATGGCGAAATAGGTCCAATGATACGCAGTTTGTTTATACCAGAACAAGACTGTTTATGGGGCGCATTCGATTACTCCAGCCAAGAACCACGTATTGTTGTGCATTATGCTAAACTCATGGGCTTCAGAGGGGCTTCTGACTTTGCTGAACAATACAATGCTGACCCACGTACAGATTTCCACCAAATGGCGGCTGATATTGTGGGTGTCCCGCGTAAACAGGCAAAAGATATCAACCTTGGTTTATTCTATGGGATGGGTAGTAAAAAGTTAGCAGCGAGCCTTGGTTTAGAGTTTGAAGATGCTCAAGAACTGTTCGCCACATACCATGATAAAGTACCCTTTGTGCGTGAGCTTAGTGATTATAGCACTAATCGAGCTAACTCTCGTGGTGTTATCCGCACATTATTAGGGCGTAGGTGTAGATTCGATAAATGGGAGCCTAATAAGTATGGGACTTGGAAGCCTATGACTTACCAAGAAGCCTACGCAGAACATGGTCCTGGAATCAAAAGAGCGTTTACATACAAAGCTCTTAATAAACTCATACAAGGCAGCGCGGCAGATCAAACAAAAGCAGCGATGGTTGCTCTAGCTGATGAAGGCATACTACCCATGATTCAAGTACATGATGAGCTGGATGTATCTGTTGAGTCAGAAGAACAAGCAAAAAAGATAACTGAAATAATGCAAGATTGTGTTAAATTAGAAGTCCCTTCTATAGTGGATGCTGAGTTTGGTCCAAACTGGGGGGAAGCAAAACAAACTTTCACGGAAAAACCGTGGGTAAGAGGATTAAAAGATGGCAGCACAGAAATGCAGCATAACATCACAAATTAAAACACTCACAACGGTCTGGGATGCCCAGTTTTTACTGAGGTACCACACTGTTGCGAATCAATCAGAAAGGCAAACCGTGGGAGCACATTCATATGCAGTAAGTGTTTTGATAGATCAATTATGGCCTGATAGCACTAAACAACTGATAATGGCGGCACTATACCATGATGTGCCAGAAATAATTTTAGGTGATATTCCAGCTACAGCTAAATGGGCTTATCCAGAAATACAACAAGCCTTTGAAAAAGCTGAGAAAAAAGTATTTGATGACCTTGGTTTAATATTTGTACTTACCCCAGAAGAAAAATCACGACTCAAAATGGCAGATATGCTTGAGTTAGTTTTATATACTCATCGTCACTCACAGGGCAGTGATCAAATGAAAATGATCATGCACTCAGGTATAAATTATTTATATGAAAAGTTTTCTTCACAAAAAGATTTTCAACCAATAAAAAAGGTTTTAGCTCACTACAATCTAGGAGGTGTACCGTGAACTGCATCAAGTGTGGGAAAAAAAGTAAAGTTTATAACAGCCGACCTCATCAAAACACTATTAAAAGACATAGAAAGTGTTTGAAGTGTGGTCATAAATACGCCACATTAGAAGTTATATTTATTGTAGAAGAGTTACCTAAACCTAAACCAAAACCAACTAAATTGAAATTAGTTAAAAAACCTGTAAGAAAACAAAAAATGAAATTTGAAGACCTAGATCTAGCAAGCATGACAGATGAAGAGATAGAAATAGCTATATCTAGTGGTAATTATCTATAAGAGCAAAAAAGAACAGTCTTTGTTGCGCTATTATTGTAAAAATAAGTATGAATATATTTATCATTGACTGGAACCACACGATCTGCGCTCAATGGCATTGCGATAAGCATGTTGTAAAAATGCCACTTGAGACTACCCAAATGCTCAGCACTGTACACCATAGGCATAGTAATGATGGACCATACTTACCTGTTCATCAAAAACACCCTTGCACATTATGGGCTGGTCAAACAGTAGAAAACTACCGATGGCTTTGGCAGTTGGGTATCGCATTATGCAAAGAATATACTTATCGGTTTGATAAGACACATGCTTGTGAGCGTATTCTTGCAATGTTACGCTGTCCACCAGTAGAATTGACTGCGAGGGGGTTTACAAAACCAGCTCAGGCAATGCCCGATGAGTATAAGCATTCTGACACGATAATTGCATACCAAGATTATTATATAAACGAAAAAGCGAGGATATGCTCATGGCGCAAAAGACCAATACCGCCCTTCATGGAAGAGATAATGTCATCCCCTTCATACCGAGAGACAGGTTAACCCATCATAGAGGAGAGAGCCAAATTGTCACAGAACATGAAGTAGAAATTCTACTCTGCTCGCTCTGTGGCTCCAAATCTTTCCACCTCATATCTGGTATGGATGGACAGATAGGATGCGGAGAGTGCGGATATCTAGTTGGAGCTAAATGGACATCTAATACAGAAGAGTAAAGAAGATGCGTAAAGAGTTGTTTTTGATAATCTTTTTAGGCATAGTATAATTATAAGTATGGCGGCCTTCTCCATTTTCACATATCTCTCGGCCGTCATACTTATGTTTTTGTAACAGTTGTCATAGAAAGGACAATGTCATGCAGATCAAAAAACAATTACTCCACACTTATCACATCCTTGATGATGAAGGTATCGTGATGGAAACTCACACACATGAGGATAAAGCTAAATTGTATCGGTTAGTCCAAGATATTCAAAACCAAACTCATTGGACATATGTGTATGCAGGGCGTCAATATCATGCAACACATTGGGATCAACCTAATGATGAAGCTCGCGAACTGTTACTTAAATTGCGCGATGCCGAGGTTGTTTACGCTTGATACAACAAGATATTATAGGTATGGTCTATCAATAAGTCCATACCTATATTTAAAAATGTAGTTAAACAACGCTCGTAGAAAGGAGCATGATATGCAAACTATTGATTTATCTGGGTTTACTGGTACTACTGATAAGTATGTCCATCGCCTACCAATGACCCCCGACCTGTTACTTACGGAGGGAGTTAAATACTTTGCCGAAGAAGCTGGAGCTTACTGGCTTATGGATATTGTGGCTACTGAGTTTGTTCCTAAACTCAGTGACGAAGATTATATTATCTTTATCCAAGTAACTGTTGATAGCGATAATGGTGCTGTTATTATAGGTAGCGATGGTGATAAGGGTGATGGTCCAAGAATACTGCATACTCGCACTATTCAGTTTACTGACCTACCCACTAACTCTACTTTCAATTTTATATTGATGGTAGACTACCAAGGTAATACGCTGATGTTACCGAGTGAGTACTAAAATGGTTATCGGTGGTTACTCCATGGAAGATAAGCAGTTTAACGGTGAGCGTTGTATCACCGTTAAACAGCATGAGTCTGGGTGGTCTTTCTTTTTGCAAGGTGAGGCCGCACAGGATTTTTGTCGTGAATGGGAAATTTTTAAGTTGACCACGTGTGGTCTTAGCTTTGAAGATTTCTTATACGAAAACGACTATAACCTTTGGCTCCAGTAGGAGGTGCAGTATGTACTCAGCTCAGGTTTATTATAAATCGCGTGAGGGGCATTCTCTCACGCCTATATATCCTAAAATAGGATTGTTAGAAACTTATCTACATTATACTGGTTTAGTTGATAATGTTGATGACATCAAAGAAATTGTAATCTTAAAAGGTGGGCGTCGCAAGATGCCCACTATCCACGGTTATTATGACTGGGTTAAAGGTAAACTCAAATTAGATAAGAGTAAGCCAGTTATGATCCATAACATTTTGTATGGATTAGGCAATGAATGAAGTCCTTACTATTGCCTACGATTTAAAGCATCAGGTAGAATGTCTGCCTGATGCTTTATCGCGTTGCTCTAAAGTTGATAAGTACAATACTGATTTAACAATGTTAGAGCGCATTGAAACAATAATAAAAGTTCTTGAAAGGGGGAGTAATGGGTAAAGTAAAAGAGTTGTGGATGGTATCTCTTGAAAAGTTGCAAGAAGATTATTGCGAGGCTAATATTACTGAAGAAGAATTTAGACGTAGTATGGGTAGCCTTGGAGTAGACTGTATAGATATTGATTGTTATATAATTGAAGCAAAACTATTGAGGGCGGTTAATGAATCATTTAAACCGTTTCTAAATAAAAATGCCAAACCTGAGATGTGATACATGTGGTAATAAAGTAGAAGTCAATGAAGAAGGGCTTCTATTTTGTTCTCGTTGTTGGTTAAATGAATATATCAAGCTCTCTAGAAAGGAGACAAGATCTTATGGAACTCACAGATCTAATACCAGACTTGGTTACAATCTTTGTTCTACTCGTAGCATTTTTGTAGGTGCGGAAGATGCCTGACCTTGTACCTGTTGGGGATGATATAACCCATATCCCTTGCCCTCAATGTGGGGGTGAGGGGCATGTTGAATATGAGCGTTCTATTGTTGATCACGAGCGCGGTGGATATTTAGAGGGTTACTACGATGATTGTGAAGAATGTGGAGGATTTGGCGAAGTAGAGATTGATCCTGACCGCGATTGTATTGTTGATGAATATGGTAATCTGTACTGGAAAGATGAGCCGAAGTTCTAAGATAAAATAAAATGTGCCAAGAGTGCAATCTGGCATAAAACTGTGTTACTATAATAATAGGCGAGGGGCAGTCTCTTGTCTACCACTTACAACCACTCAAGAAAGGAGTAGGTTATGACTGAGAAAGTTGAAGCTAATGGTGTTGTATCTAGTATGTCTGGTGCTGCTACTGCTGTGCCTGAAGATAGCGAGGTAGGTGCTGTATGTACAGACATTGCTGCGCGTGATGAGTTTGACCCTACTAAGCATGTTTTACATGAGCAGATTCAAGCACAAGCCCAGCGTATGAGTGATGTGCGCTCTAGGTTTGAGAACCTTGGTGCTGATATGCAACATATCATGACTCTGCTTTATGGTTTGCAAGAAGAGGTAAAAGCTCTACGCATAGGCCAAGAGAATATGACGGCGGCTGGTAAAACAGTTGATGATGTGTATGTGCGTATAATTGAAGTTGAAGCCAAAGTTGAAGAGCTGTTTGACTCAACCATTAGCACTAATGATTACGACCCTGATGAGTGGGTGCGTGAAAGTGATATTGGCGACCGTGTACGTGAGCTACGCTTTAATGTAGAGGTTGAGTAATGACACGCTACGCTGATGTGCGGAGTGCGGTGACGTACTTTCTCACACTTGATAAGCACCAGCATCATCTTGAAAGAGGTGATCAGGCAAATTATGGGGATGACCGCGTAAGCGGTCACCTCTCCTATACCCTAGCTACTATCTGTTTCCGCAGTCCTGAAGCTAGGTCTATATTAGAAAGTATGATAGCTACCAAAGCCAGAGAGGTAGCAATAGCCGAAGAAAGGACTAAGAAAAATGGCCGATCCAGAAAACTACAAATCGATATCGCTTGACCTTGATACCTATAGCCTGTTGAAAACTGTGGCAGAAGCTGAGTGCCGCAGTATCGGTATGCAAGTACGTTGGATGATTAAACAGGGGATGGTAAATCCACCGAGTCCTAATGTAACTGCGATGCCTACTGCCTCTGCGACTGTTAAAGCAGTAATCAAACCGCGTGGTAAAATCTTTACTAATAGTGGGACTGCACAAATTTTGATGCGGTTTTACGAGACTAATGCTACTCTATCCGTCGCCGATTTCCAGGATATTGGTGTAGAAGATGTGTACAAAACCTTAGTCAATATTGAACAAAAAGGCGAGCTACGCAGAATAAGTCATGGTAAACCTGGACTCTGGCATATTACTCCAAGTGGAGTAGCTAAAGCTCGTGAAATTATCAGGCGTCGTAATGAAGAAGATACTTGTAAGCAAGTATTCAAAACAGGGTGAGGTTCCGTACCTCCGTTAAATTTAGTATGGTATTTCTTGATAAATGTGGTACTGTATCATACTCATGATAAGTTCCTCCCTTATGAGAACCTACCCCCAATCAGCAATGGTTGGGGGTCTTTTTACCTATAAATATGGTTTATGACCCAAAAAAGAGGCCGCTCAGACGCCGCTCGACTGTCTCTAATGTAGTGGGTAGTAGGGTAGGTACCCCTAAAATAATGACTAATTACCAAGGTTTCTGATTAGTTTGCTATATAGGAGGTAAATGCGGATAGGAGTAAATTTGTTTTTTATGATTTGATAATATACAATATCTCACTATACACATATATTCAATGAGTTAGCATATGAATTACGAAGATTGATCCAATATCTCAGTAAAGTATTTCCGTCCGCGCGATCTCATTTGTGATAAATTTGAATTTAACATAATTCGTTTTTAGACCTATTATGCAAAGTACCCCATCAGGTACGAGAGAGAGGAATCAAATGGCTTTAGCAAAAGCAACTCATAAGCCCACGCTTGATGTCGTCGCAAATCCACGCAAAGAAAAATCCATCACCCCTAAACAAGAAGAATTTGCACGACTTTATGTTTGTGAGGATATTTCACAAACGGAGGCGGCTGTCCGTGCTGGATATTCTGTGAAATCAGCCCATGCTATTGCCTCCCAATTATTAAATGGACAAAGGTATCCCCATGTAGTAGAGAGGATCCGTGAGTTAAAGCAAGAGTTAGCTCGTAAGTATGAGGTCAGTTTTGAGGGTCATGTCAAAAAACTTGCTGAGATCCGTGATGCTGCGATGACAGGAGGAAATTTTGCTGCTGCCGTTGCCGCTGAAAAATCACGAGGCCAAGCCGCAGGGATCTATATTGATCGTAAAGAAATCTTGCATGGTAAAATTGATCAGATGAGTCGTGATGAAGTTATGCGAGAAATAAAAAGGATACAAGAGGAGTTCCCCGCATTAGCAGTTGTTACTGAGGGTAATATAATGATTGATCATGATGAGGGTGACAATTAAAGACTTATCATTGTAAGTCACCTATGGCACTATATAATTGTAGCAACAGTCATAGAAAGGACACGTTACGATGAACTACTTTAAACAAACTAACGACGCCGTATTAGACGGCTGGGTTGACTATCACGCAATACAGCCAACACACCTTGAGGTCAATGATGACAAGGTGCTATGTTGCCTTGACGATTTGAGGCAAATAACTATTGTTGGTTTTGAGCACCAAACGCACGTCATTATTACCAATACCAATAATGATGACGATAAGGTTACTTGCGAGTACTCAACAATAGTTGCTGAGGACACACACCTGTTTGACCTTAAAAGGTTTTTGCGTGACTACTAAGCCAAAAAAGTTAGGACGTCCTAAGGGGTCAGCCCAGTATACGGACGTCCCAACTATGGTGCATATTGGTGGACGCGAGACGCTCCAAAATTTGCACGCTATCCGTGAGGTGTTAGAGGAACAGACAGGTATGGAGGTCACCTACCCTAATGTCGTTAACTACCTTATCAACTTTTACCTCAAAGAACGGTGATACAACGGGACAGTAAAAGAGTTATCATTTACTGTCCCTTAGTTTACTTTATAATTATAGCAACACTCACAGAAAGGAGCCGCTATGATTAAACCAAAAGCTGAAACCTATGAGTTCAATGATGGTAGATCTCAAACCATATTGGACTTTTCCCGCGTCAATGAAGCATGGCTCGTGTGGCGTCAGGATCCCGGAAGTCAGGGTAATGTAAAAATCCACCCTAGTTATGATGAGGCCAAGCGCGATTACGATAACCGCGTTGATGCCATACAAATGATGGAGGCACACAATGCTGCATGAGTGGACAAAAAAGCTAGGTCAGCAACACTGGTCTATCCCTGGATCTCACACTGGTACTCTTTGTGGGATGCCGATGCTCGGTAACAATTATGCAAAGCATATAGATGAGGAAGACAAAACACCTTGTCCGCAGTGTGCTCATCAAGCGCAGTTGTATCGGTTAGATGAGTCAGCTTGATTACATAGTACAGGATACCCAGACGGGCAAAAAGTTCGTCTGGGATTTACGTCGTGTACTGAGAAAAGTTAATGCTGATAGATCAACGTGGCAGCATGAGCAAAAGTATAACAAGACCGACTGGACAGAAGGATGGAACCAGTGGGTTGATGGTTATAGGATAGTCGGTTTTATCCGTAACAAATGATAACAAAAGAAGTGTCTTCTATTATCTGTAGTGCTACTTTATAATTGTAAAGGCAACAATGCTCGTAGAAAGGAGCTGACTAATGCAACCAGGATTTTTCAATATTGAGGTTTATCATGCCGCCAGTGATGACTGGCTGTATGAGGGTGGTTTCAAAGATGAGCAAATGGCTCATGAATATGCTGAGGCCGTTCTCTACGACCACCATGTCCGCATTACGCGTGATGGTGTTAGTGTCTGCTCGGCAAGGCCGTTAACTCGGCTAGAAAAACAACAACTCGGTTTGCGATAGAAAGGAGCAGACTAATGATACAGTATGTAGATATGAATGATGATGGTAATATGGTGGTTACTAATGAAGACCCCAGTCGCCTCATGTTGTTAACGACTTTGTGGTATACGGAGACCACTATGGTTGATGGCACTCCGTTTACACCTAACCCTGATGTATACATGGTATCCTGGACAGATGAGTTAAGGCAACGTGCCGAGTTAGCAGGTCGTATCAATGCTCATAATGAGTGGGCAAGGGAGCAGGAGGGTAGACCAGTTGTCAAGTTTGCCAAGCAACAAGTCGTGCTTATCACGCCTACCACAACGGAGCTGGTGTGATGGATGGCACGTTAATCTTTTTAATAGTCTGCGATGCAGTGCTTTTGATAGCAATCGGTTTCAAAGTAAAGGAGGAAATGAGTGAGTAAACCAGAGTCCACGTTGTGGAAAAATCTGCGTGAGGGAACCAAAGATCTAGGCGTGTTTTGGACACGTCTAGAGTCTTGGTCTAGTCCTGGAGTACCTGACCTGCATGGCATCTTAGATGGTCATGCTTTTTGGCTTGAACTTAAAGTCCATAGGTTAAACTCGTTAAATAAAATTGCGCTGCGTCCTCACCAAATTGCTTGGCAGATAAGATATAGCAGATATTCTGGAAACGTCTGGAACTTGGTTGGTCATCCTTCCTCCCGAACTATAAATATATTTCGTGGTGCGAGAGCCATGGAGCTGACAGAAAAGAGGACAAAAGATGATCCCTTGATACCTGACTGGAGTTCGGGGATTCCTTACGATTGGACGGGTGCCATCAATCATATTCTATCATCATCTCGTCCCATCATAAAGGAGGAAGAGCTCTAGTTTCGTCATCAATTATCCTCGGTCTAAAGTCAAATCATCAATCTTCCTCAATCATTTTCCATTGACGATTTACGAGGATTCGCGAGGTACGATCTCTTGACGATGATTGATGATGACAATAATATTTAATGATATTTAATGATAATTAAAGACTTGTCAATAAAACTCGGCCATGCTATTCTAACATCATAAGCAATGGTGCTTATGGAGATGTCGTAGAAAGGACATGTCATGACTGTAAAAACTGCTAAAAAATCAACTGCTAAAACTGTCGTTAAATCTGCTGAGTTAGTGGTCACTGATAAAGAAATCACCTATCCAGAAATCTGGGCATTTATCCAGGAGCATGCTGGTGGCAATGAGGCTAACGTCAAAATTGTGCCTCTTGACAATGTTGACTTGGCAAGCGCAACGCCTGTCCCGTTTGGCTATGGTGGCAAGACAGGAGGCGTTCGTCAGGTTATACAAGATTGGATGCTTAAAGGTGTTGATGGTGATTTGTCGCTAAAAGCCTCTCTTAATAAAGCGGCACCATTAGGACACTCGCGTAAAAAGCCTGTCTGCTTACATGCTTTGATGCATGGGGGATACAGCCCGTCCAGCAAATACTGGATGACACCATTCGTCAAACTTGTAGTCCAAGGCTAACATAGAGGGGGACGTCGGTTGGCGTCCCCTTTTACCGAGGAACCATGCTTGAGGAAGAGGGATGATGATTCCCTTTGCCCGAGGAAGACTTCCTATATAGGCATTAGTCTATATATATCATGTCATCATCAATCTTTCTCTAATAAGTTTTGATGAGTTTTGAGGATTTAACATTTTAAAATGAGCATGGTCACGAAAACTCAACTGCTACACTTTGTAAAAAACAAATAGCAAAGGGTTAAAAATGTGGTTGTTAATTTTTGCACTAATAGTGCTGGGTTTTTATGGCCTACTAAAAAAGTAAAAATAAATAAAAATAAGTATTGTGCGCGACGCTAAAGTGTGCATAATAAAAATTGTAGCCGCTACTGGCTACCGCATTTAACCGTAGAAAGGGTTTATAAAATGCAAAACACTACTAAAGGCAAGGCAGCCAAAAATGCCACTACTACTACAGCCGTTGTACCTGTAGCCCCTACATTGCAGCATACTGGCAATGAGCTAACCTATGCTTGCCTATGGGCGTTTATTAACGGCCAAGCTGGCGGCAATTTGCACAATGTGCAGGTAGTGCCACTTAGCAATGTTAAGTTAAACGACGCACAGCCAGTACCCTTTGGTTTTAATGGTAAAGCTGGCGGTGTGCGGCACCAAATACAAACTTGGTTGTTAAACGGTGTTAAAGGTAATAACAGCCTAGCCGCAATACTGGCGGCAGCTAAACCGCTAGGCCATAGCAGCAAAAAGCCTATTTGTTTACTTGCCATGTTAAATGGCGGCTACAGCCCTAGCAGTGCAGTATGGGGTACTGGCTACGTTAAACTGGTAGTGCAGCCCCAGCCTACCAAATAACCCAGCGTTGGGGGTACTAGGGTACCCCCAGCCACTAACACCGCCCAGCTTGGGCGGTGTTTTTTTGTACCCCCGCGAGACCGTCCCCTTGGCTATAGCTCGGTCTGTAGCCATGTTTTGGACAAATCGTGTGGTCATAAAAAAGTTTTTGGATATTGACTTTTACTCGATCAAAAGCCGAGACCGCTACCCCCCTTTACTGTAGAATCGTCATAGGTTCATTGCCCTAGAAAAATTTTCGATATATTTATAATATATTCGCATTATTGAGGAACCATGGATAATGGACATTCAGTTTGTACCAGAAGAGCAATTAAAGAAGTACGCCCATTTATTAGACCGCGCTAAAGAGATTACCCAAGCAGAGGCCAGCCAGCAGGATTTTATGGAGTATACGCAAACTGTTTGGCCTGAATTTATAAATGGACGCCACCATAAAATAATGGCAGAGAAGTTTAACCGTATAGCTAATGGAGATTTAAAGCGGTTAATTGTAAATATGCCACCGCGTCATACTAAAAGTGAGTTTGGCAGTTATTTATTACCTAGTTGGTTGATGGGTAAAAACCCCCGATTAAAGATAATGCAGACAACGCATACGGCAGAGTTAGCATTTAGATTTGGCCGAAAGGTGCGTAATTTAATGAACTCTACAGAGTATACTAGGGTTTTTCCTGGAGTAGAGTTACGTGCGGATAGCCAAGCGGCAGGGCGTTGGGAGACAAGTAAGGGTGGAGAATATTTTGCGGCGGGAGTTGGTGGTGCGGTTACAGGGCGTGGTGCTGATTTATTGATTATTGATGACCCACATAGTGAGCAAGATGCTTTAAGCCCTACAGCATTAGAGCATGCTTATGAGTGGTATACATCTGGTCCGCGCCAGCGTTTACAACCAGGAGGTGCGATTGTCATTATTATGACGCGTTGGGCAGATAATGATTTAACAGGCAAATTGATAAAGCAACAGGGTAGAGATATACTGGCAGATAAATGGGAAGTGGTTGAGTTCCCAGCGTTAATGCCAGATAGTGAAGAACCCCTTTGGCCTGAGTTTTGGAAAAAGGAAGATTTGTTAAGTGTTAAGGGTAGTTTGTCAGTTGGTAAGTGGGAGGCGCAATGGCAGCAAAACCCTACTGGCGATATGGCAGCTATACTTAAACGTGAGTGGTGGAATGTGTGGAAAAAAGATGATATACCACCATTAGAGTATGTAATGCAGAGTTATGATACAGCATACAGTAAAAAAGAGAGTGCGGATTTTAGTGCTATAACAACGTGGGGTGTTTTTTATCCAGAGGATGGAGGACCAGCAAACATTATTCTGTGTGATGCAAAACGTGGTAGGTGGGACTTTCCTGATTTAAGGAGGCGAGCACTTGAGGAGTATAAATACTGGGAGCCAGAATGTGTACTAATTGAGGCAAAAGCCAGTGGTATGCCGCTTACTCAGGAGTTACGCAATATGGGTATACCTGTGATGAATTATACACCTAGCAGGGGTAATGATAAATTTACAAGAGTAAACTCTATTGCGCCATTGTTTGAAAGTGGTTTAGTATGGTCGCCAGATACTCGTTGGGCAGAAGAAGTTGTAGAAGAGTGTGCAGCGTTTCCCGCAGGGGAGCATGATGATTATGTTGATACAGTTACCCAAGCTCTACGTAGATTTAGAGAAGGCGGTTTTATTCAGCACCCCGAAGATTATGAGGATGATGAAGCTGTCCCTGTACAAAGGATATATTACTAATGGCAATTAACCCACGTCCCAGCAATATTGACCGCAGTTTATTACAAGCCCCTAATGATACATTTAGTGCATTAGAAGATAATTTGCTTGACCAAGAGTTAGAAGTTTTAACAGAAGAGGCCAGTGAAGATGGTGGGGCAGAAGTTATTTTTGGTGAGGATGACCAGCCATTAGGTGAAGAGCCAGCTAACTTTTACGATAATATAGCAGAATTTTTAAGTGAAGATACACTTGGTAAAGTATCTAGCTATGTTATGGAGAGTGTTGATGATGATAAAACCAGCCGTGATGAGTGGGTAGAAACATATACAAAAGGTTTAGAATTATTGGGATTAAAGTATGAATCCCGCACAGAACCTTTTGATGGTGCTACAGGTGTAATCCACCCGATATTAAATGAAGCTGTAACACAGTTTCAGGCTGGTGCTTATAAAGAGATGTTACCTAGCACTGGTCCAGTAAAGGGTAATATTATTGGTGAGCCTACCCCAGAAATAGAAGCACAGGCTAAACGTGTACAAGATTACATGAATTATCAGATTATGTATGAAATGGAAGAGTATGAGCCTGAATATGATCAGATGCTCTATTACCTTGGACTCTCTGGTAGTGCGTTTAAAAAAGTTTACCGTGATGATGTGCTTGGTAGACCAGTAAGTAAGTTTGTACCAGCCGAAGATGTAGTTGCACCGTATACGGCAACTGATCTAGCTTCAGCAGAACGTATTACACATATCTTAAAAATGTCTAAAAATGAGTTACGTAAGCTACAAGTAACTGGTTTTTACCGTGATATGGATATACCCAAGGGTGAAAACACTCAATCAGATGATGTAAAAGAGGCTTATAACGAAATTGAAGGCAGAGAACCTGCTGGAGATAGTGAAGAAGTTATTTTATATGAGTGCCATTGTTATTTAGACCTTGAAGAATATCCAGATATGGGTCAAGATGGTGAAGAAACAGGTATAAAACTACCTTATATAGCTACAATTAGTTCAGATAATGAAGAAGTATTATCTATACGGCGAAATTATCTGCAAGATGACCCTATGAAGAAGAAAATTGGTCATTTTGTGCAATATAAATTTACTCCTGGACTTGGTTTTTATGGTTTTGGCCTGATTCATTTACTTGGTAATTTATCTCGCACAGCTACAGCTAATTTACGGCAGTTAATTGACTCTGGGACATTGAGTAATATGCCAGCAGGGTTTAAAGCTCGTGGTTTACGTATAGCAGATGAGCAAACACCACTACATCCAGGAGAATTTAGGGATATTGATATTCCTGGAGGTGATATACGCACCAGTTTGATGTCTTTACCGTATAAAGAGCCCTCTGCTACGTTATTTCAGTTAATGGGTTTTGTAATTGAATCAGCACAACGGTTTATTGGTACTACAGATATTGGTGTAGGTGATGGCAGACAAGAAATGCCAGTGGGTACAACTATTGCTTTACTTGAGCGTGGTGCAAAAATTATTAGTGCAGTCCATAAAAGGATGCATGCGAGTTTAAAACAAGAATTAAAAATGTTGGGGCGGTTATTTGCAGAAGACCCAACCCCTTATCCTTATAATGTAAAAGCTGATGCACAAATAAAAGCTACAGATTTTGATGCAAGGGTAGATATAATCCCAGTAAGTGACCCAAATATATTTAGTATGTCACAAAGGGTGGTTTTAGCTCAAGAACAATTAAAATTAGCTACTGCTGCCCCTGAGATGCATAATTTAAGAGAAGCATACCGCAGAGTTTATGAAGCATTAGGTGTAAATAATGTTGAGCAAATTTTAAAACCAGAGCCGCAACCCCAACAAATGGATCCAGCGGCAGAAAACCAGTTTGCTAGTCAAGCGGCTGGTGGTCAGGGTAAAATGCAAGCCTTCCCAGACCAAGACCATGATGCTCATATTTCTGTGCATTTAGCTTACATGCAAAGTAGAGTAGCACAAATGCAGCCCCCTATATTGCTCACATTAGAAAAACATATTTATGAGCATATTGGTATGAAGGCGATGGTGCAGTTCCAGCAACAAATGCAGCAAGATCCTAATATGCAGCAAATGCCCCCTGAGGCTCAAGCTGCTCAGATTGCTAAAGTACAAGCACAATTGATGGCTGAGTATCAACAGCAACAACCGCCAGCACCACCTAGTGATCCGTTAGTTGATATAAAGAAACAAGAACTTGCATTACGTGAGCAAGAAATGAAAATGGATCAACAATTAGACCAACAAAAGTTACAAGTTGATACACAGAGTAAACAAGAAAATGCTGATATCGCCCGTGAGCGTATAGCTTCTACTGAAGATATAGCTAATATGCGAGCACAAATTGCTTTACAAAGACAACAGCAAAATAGGGGTGGGTAATGCCAGAACCCGGAATGGGAGCCGCCGCAGGCTCTAAAGATTTTGGTCCATCAGGTAAATCAGGTTCTAAAAGTGGGGGTGGTCAAGACCGTTCGGGTATGAAAGATACCCAAGATAGGTATCGTGCTGAAAAAGCAGAGGCAAAAGAACAAGAGAACCAATTTGTTTCTAAGATTGATTCAGTAGTTAAAAGTGCAATATCGCAAGGTATAAATCCTTACTCGGACACTTTTAAAAATGTTTTGTCTGCTAGAATGATGAGTGGACAATTTGGTGATATCTCAGGTTTTCTAGGACCTACTTTTGGAGATCTTAAAGGTAGTAAGAAAAGTAAAACAAAAGGCGGTATTCCACAAACTGACGAAGTTCAACAATTTATATCTAAATACGCTCCCTCTACTGGGGATAAAATAAAACAAGCATTAGGTCTTACTGATTTAAAGAAAACTATAACTCCAGGACAAAAAACTCCTTTAGGTGGGCTTCCAGGACTTTTAAGTTTAACTGATATTCCTGGAAAACTCGGTGTTGGGCTGGCTAACCAACTCGCAGGGTTTTTAAATATAGGTGTGAATCCTGTAGATGCCGCAGTAGCAAAACAAATAGCAGCTTCTAATAAAGCCCTAGCAAAAGCTCCTGCTCCTGAAAAGCCAGTCACAAGTGTGGATATACAAAAATATACAGGTCGCCCTGATGATGCTGCTAAACAGCGCACTCCACAAGTAGGTGAAATTTTCAGTGCGGGTGGTCAAAAATACATAGCTGGTGTTAATGGTCCGATTGCATTATCGGGTGTGCCAGAACAAGAAGTTCAAACAGCGCAGCCTTTAGCTGCCGAAGGAACTTTAAGAACCCCAGATGATATGTATGGAATGTTGACACAGCAATTAGCACAACCCTTATCTCCCTATGGTACAGATTATGGTTTAACAGGTGCGCCTCCTGCTAATCCTTCAGGTGTACAAAATGTAAATGTTTTTAGTGATGCTGTAAAAAATATTACAGATGGTGTTAAAAGTATTCCTGGAGGTTATCAAATAGGTGATAAACAATATACAGGCACATATGAAGAAAACCCTAGCGCAAGAACATACTCAACCACAGCAAAAGAGTATGTAAAGCCGTTTTCAAAAGAAATGTTGTTACAAGGTATTTCTACCCTTAACCCTTTTAATTAGGAGAAAAAAATGTCAAGTAAAGATAGGGTTGGTCAATTAAAAGATCAATTACAAGATGCTAAAGAAAAAGGTGATGATGATAAAGTTTTGCAAATTGAAACAGAACTTTTTCAAATGAGGGATAAAAAAGCTGATGGCGGTTTCCCTGATTTAACAGGTGATGGTAAAGTCACCCGCAAAGATGTCCTTAAAGGCCGTGGTGTAAAGTTAGCCAGTGGTGGTGAGGCTGTGTTAGATGCTACTACTGATATAAATCCTAATGGTGGTATTTCCCGTGGTGGCGGCGCAGCTTTAAGAGGCACTAAATTTATAGGTATACGTTAGCCTATGGCGCAAAAGAAACTCCAAAAAGAGTCTAAGTTTGCCGAGTATGATGAAGACGGTGATGGCGTCGTTAGCGATGATGAGTTATCACATGTAAAAGCTATAAAAGAAACAGAAACAGAGTTAAGAAAGAATTTAGCTCAATTACGCATGGCACGTTATACTTTAATATCTATGGGGGTTTTTACAGTAGCTATGTTTTTTATCCCTTTAGATAGGGTTAAGGCTTTATCAGATATATCAAACTTGTTCTATATATCTGGAGCGGGTATCGTCGGTGCGTTTATGGGGACATCTGCTTGGATGAATAGGAAGTAAAGGGAAAAAAATGGAAGCGATACTTTTACTTGGCGCATTAGCTTATGGAATGCACCACTATCACCAATATGAAAATCAACAAGATACCACTATAGATGTCGGCCAGAAAGTTGTCTTCAACGAGGGCTTAGAAGAAATCGACTGGTCAAAAGCCGGTAACTTTAGGGTGTCGAGCACTAAAAACGATGTTCAATGGGTGGTTATTTCTGATGGATGAAGAAAAGAAAAAGCCAATATCGTTAGCTGTTGGGGAGAACAGCTTTGAACTGGTCCTCCGCATATTAGGTAATGAGTTTATAGCTATACGGATAGGTTCTACTAATTTCAGCGGTAAGTTGATAGCCGGAGGAGTTTTGCTCCTGTTTTTCACGTTTATGCTTATGGAGGTGTTTGGTCTGTCACGTATAATGGGTGTTGAATAGTGGCCACTAAGTTAAGCGAAAACACAGAGTTATCTATGCCAATCCGCAATTTGATTGCGATGGTGGTTGGCGCAGCAGTAGCAACGTGGGCATATTTTGGAGTTATTGAAAGGCTCAATACGCTTGAAAATAAATTTATTATTGTCCAGACGGATTTGGGTCAAAACACAGAGTTTCGTATCAAATGGCCTAGAGGTGAGATGGGCAGTTTGCCAGCCGATTCAGAACAGTTTATGATGATAGAGCATTTGGCTAGTGAGTTAGAAAAGCTGGCTGAAAACATAGAAAGCGGTAACGCTCCACATGATCAGCAACAAAAGCTGGTTTTAGAGTTTTATGATAGGCGGCTTACTAAGATAGAGGACAACATAGAAAAGCTGACGAACAATGATTGAAGTTACCTTTGTTTTACTATTGATGATTGGCGATGAAAAAGTAGAATATACGCCGTATGAAAACTTGTCTCAATGTTTGACCGTGCGCCGTAAAATCAAGCGTAATACTGGACATACAATTGATTTTGATAAAAGGTGGGCATGTAAGCAGTTGAAGGTAAAAATTGAGGCAGGCGAAATAATGGAGATTATTGAGCAATGATACAAGCACTTATAGGTCCAATAGCTAATCTGGCTGGTTCTTTTATGGAATCAAAAATAGAGCAAACAAAGGCTAAAGGCAGAGTTGCACAAGCTAAAGCAGAAGCTGAAGCAGAAGTTATGAAAGTAGCTGCCACTCACGAAGCTGGCTGGGAAAAAATTATGGCTCAGTCTAGTGACAATAGCTGGAAAGATGAAGCGTGGACTATACTATTTATCGTCATAATAGCCATGTGCTTTATACCATACACCCAGCCCTATGTTGAAAATGGATTTGCTGCTTTATCGAGAACACCAGAATGGTTTCAATGGGCAATGTATGCTTCAATAGGAGCTAGTTTTGGAATTAGAGGTATAAAAGGATTTAAAAAATGAGCTTGTATGAAAACATCCATAAAAGAAGAAAAAGTGGCAAGCCTATGAGAAAACCGGGACAAAAAGGCGCACCGAGTGCTGCTGATTTCAAAGCAGCAGCTAGAACTGCTAGGAAACGTGGTGGTAGTGCGAAAAAAGGTAAAAAATGAATAAAGATAAATTACGCGAAGAGATCGCAGAAGATGAAGGTTGTAAGTACGAGGTGTATCTCGATCATCTTGGGCTTCCGACTTGTGGTATAGGCCATCTCATTACAGAAATTGACGAAGAGCATGGCAAAACTGTTGGCACTGTTGTTGAGCAAGAGCGTGTTAAACAGTTATTTGCTCTTGATATGGCTGTCACTGTTGAGGAGTGCCGAGTGCTGTATGATGATTTCGATGATCTGCCCGAAGAATGCCAACATATTATTGCAAATATGATGTTCAATATGGGCAGACCTAGACTGAGTAAATTCAAAGGCATGAGGGCTGGTGTTGATGCTCGTGATTGGAACGTCGCAGCAGATGAGATGGTTGATTCTCGCTGGTATACTCAAGTTCCAAATAGAGCCAGAAGACTTGTAGAACGTATGAGGGCGTTATCAGAAAATGAATGACCTTTACATTTACGAGAATATGCTTAAGATAATTCGCGAACGGTCAAAATCAGTTCAAGAAAGCATTTTATATGGTGCTGTAGCTGATTTTGCTGCCTTCAAGGAACTCCGAGCTAAACTTGGAGAGCTTGCACAAACTGAACAGGATTTAAAAACCCTGCTAGATAAGGTATCAAAAACAGATGGCTAAGACATTACTCGTCCCAGATTACATTGTTAAACAAAAAGAAAAAGAAAAACAAACCGACCCTGAAGTACCCTCTCTTGAAAAGTTACCAAAACCTACTGGTTGGCGTATACTGATACTACCCTTTAAAGGTAAAAAACAAACAGAAGGTGGGATATTATTACCTGACCAAGCTATTGAGCGTGAGGCTCTGGCTACTGTTTGTGGGTATGTTCTTAAAATCGGACCTCTTGCTTATCAAGACCCTAACAAATTTGGCAACCCCGAAGACCCTAGCAAAAACTGGGAACCGTGGTGTAAAGAGGGTGATTGGGTGATTTTTGGCAGATATGCTGGGAGTCGTTTTAAAATTGATGGTGGTGAAGTGCGTCTTTTAAATGACGATGAGATTTTAGCTACAATCAATAATCCAGAAGATATTCTGCACATTTAACCATGGAGTGATTCATGCCTGAGAAGAAACAAGAAGAGTTGTTTGAAGAATCTGATAACCTCGAAATAGAGGTAGAAGAAGATAACGAAGCAGAAAGTGAAGAGGTTGTTACTGAAGAAAATCAACCTAAAGAGCAAACTGCAGATTCCTCGGAAGACGAGCTAGAAAATTATAGCGAGGGTGTTCAAAAAAGGATTAGTAAGCTCACAGCTAAAATGCGTGAGGCTGAAAGGCGTGAAAAAGCCGCTACAGAGTATGCTCAAGCTGTTCAAAAACAATTACAAGAAAGTAATCAAAAAAGCACTGCTTTAGATGATTCTTTTGTAAGTGAGTTTGAAACAAGGGTTACTTATCAAGAAGAGTCTTTACGTAACAAATTAAAAGAAGCTATTGATCGTGGTGACGTTGACAAACAAGTAGAGGCACAAGCTGCTTTAGCTAAGTTAGCACAAGATAATGAACGATTAGCTTATGTCAAAAAACAAAAAGAACATATTGCTAAACAAGTTGAACAAGTTCAAGCAGCCCCACAACAAGTACCTCAACAACAAGCACCTGCTCAGCCAGATCCTAAAGCCTCTGCTTGGGCAGAGCGTAATTCTTGGTTTGGCTCAGATGAGCCTATGACGCTTACTGCATTTAGTATCCATAAAAAACTTGTGGAAGAAGAGGGTTACGATCCTACAAGTGATGATTATTATGGAGAACTTGATAATCGTATTAGGAGAGATTTTCCTCATAAATTTGAGAGTAAAACTAATAAAAGCTCTGGTCCTGCGGTTGCAGGAGCAAATAGGGGTGGCAAAACTTCTGGGAAAAAATCTGTGAAGTTAAGTCAATCTCAAGTTGCAATAGCGAAAAAACTTGGTATAACTAATGAACAGTATGCGAAACAACTACTCGCATTACAAAATTCGTGAGGATGTCAGTATGACCGATAGAAGCCCACGCACTGCCCAGTCTAGGGAAAAAGCCAGCCGCACTAAACCGTGGCAACCACCGTCTCAGTTAGACGCTCCAGATCCTCCAGAGGGATTTGTTCATCGTTGGATTCGTGAGTCAATCATGGGTGTCGATGATAAGAAAAACCTGTCTGCTCGCCTCCGCGAAGGCTTTGAATTAGTTCGCGCTGATGAGTACCCTGATTTTGAAGCACCTACAGTCCAGGATGGAAAACATGCTGGCGTGATTGGTGTGGGAGGTCTAGTACTCGCAAGGTTCCCAAAAGAGACCAGAAATGAACGCAACACTTATTTCCGCAATGCAACGCGGGATCAAATGACTGCGGTTGATAATGATCTTATGCGGGAGCAGCATCCATCTATGCCTATTAGTAAACCTGATAGGCAATCTCGTGTAACTTTCGGTAGTAATAATACCGAATAATTGTTAGGAGACTAAAATCATGGCAAACACTGATTCGCCTTTTGGTTTGCGTCCTCATAACAAACTAGGGTCAAACGCTAATTCCATGGGTTTGACGCCTTACAAAGTACAAATCGCGGGTGTAGCAGGTTCATCATCTTCAATTTTTCAAGGTGATATGGTGATACCTCTCTCTAACGGTCTTGTGGATGTAAGCGCGGCAGACGGTGGTTCAGTGGCGATTCTAGGTGTTATGGCAGGGTGTGAGTATACTGCACTCGACGGTACGCCGACTTTCTCACCAAACTATCCCGGAACTTCTTCTTTGAAGTCAGGCACAGAAGCAACTGTGTTCGTATACGATGATCCTCATCAAGTATACGAGTGTCAAGCTGATGCAAGTTTAACTAATCTTGCAACTGCAACTGCTTTGATTCATTCGAATGCAGAAGGCACTGGATTTGGTTCTGAAACAGCAAATGGTATCTCAAGTGGAGAAATTTCGGTTTCTACTGCTGGTGCTACTACTACAACGGATAATTTCCGTATTGTTGGAATCAAAGATGTTCCCGGAATAGATTATGCTTCTGCAGGAGTTGTACTCCTCGTGAAGTTAAATCTTCCTCTCCATACTTCAACCACTGGTATAGCATAAGGAGAAAATGATATGGCTATTGCAAGATCCCAACTCCTTAAAGAGCTAGAGCCAGGACTAAACGCCCTGTTCGGCATGGAGTATGACCGCTACGAGAACCAACATACTGAAATCTTTGAAACTGAATCTTCGGATCGGGCTTTTGAAGAAGAGGTAATGTTGTCAGGATTTGGAGCCGCACCTGTAAAGGGTGAGGGTCAGGCAGTTTCATTTGATACTGCAAACGAATCATTCACTGCTCGTTACACACACGAAACAATCGCGCTTGCTTTTGCGATTACTGAAGAGGCTGTAGAGGATAATCTTTATGACCGCTTGAGTTCTCGTTATACTCGTGCATTGGCTCGTTCAATGTCTAACACAAAGCAAGTGAAAGCTGCTTCTGTTCTCAACAATGCGTTCGATAGCGGCTTTGCTATCGGCGATGGTAAAGAGTTGTGTGCTACTGACCACCCGACTAACGGTGGTGGTACTTTCCGCAACGAACTCAGCACTGCTGCTGACCTGAACGAAACATCTTTGGAGCAGTCACTAATTGACATTGCAGCCTTCATTGATGAGCGTGGGTTGAAAATTGCTGTGCAAGGTCGCAAGTTGATCATTCCTTCTTCACTACAATTTGTAGCTGAAAGATTGATGGCTTCCAACCTACGCCCAGCGACAGCAGACAATGATGTCAACGCTATGAGAAATATGGGTATGTTGCCTGAGGGTTATGTTGTTAACAACTTCCTCACAGATACAGACGCATTTTTCATCAAAACGGATGCACCTAACGGCTTCAAGCATTTTGAGCGAGCAGCTATTAGGACTTCTATGGAAGGCGATTTTGACACAGGTAACGTGCGTTACAAAGCTCGTGAGCGTTATAGCTTTGGAGTTTCTGACCCACGTTGTGTGTTTGGTTCTCCTGGAGCTTAACTTAAAGCACAATGAAAAGAGCGGCTTGCGAGCCGCTCTTTTTTTGTATATAGTTTTTACACTTCCTGACAGTCGCATTGTGTGGCTGACATTAGCCAAGACAGGAGACTTAAATGGCTACTACTACTTTTAACGGTGCAGTCCGCTCCGAAAACGGATTTAAACAAATCACTAAAAATGCCACTACTGGTGCGATTACAGAAAACTATTCTGTAAGTTCAACAGGTCAAGTTACAGCAGCAGCTTCTACCACAATTTTTCAGTACAACTACATTACTTGTCCACCTCCAATGACAGCGATGTTATCAAATAGTGCTGTTGGTGTTTTAGGTGATGGCGATAAATTTGGCATGATTTTTATAGGTCCTCAAGGCCAGATGTATCCCGCAGCTTGTGTTGCAGTAGGGGCATTTACCGCTGGAGGCACAGCTCCTATGCTTGATGGAACCGTGCCAGCAACTGATACGGCAACCACACATGCTGGTTTAAACCTTTGTATGGATGGCGAGACAGCCGACAATGTAGGTTTGCAAATGATTTGTGGTGGTAATCCTCAAGGCACAGGTCCTCATACTTTTACAGTGGGTACTCATTCAGGTGCTATTGATGCAACTTTCCAAGCTGCTGATTACACAGACTTTGATTGTATTGTAGTTGGTTTCAGAAAAACAGAGGAGTTTGCAACTGGGTTCAATGCTGCTGTAGCTGCGGCAACAGCAGGTGATTTAGTTTACACTGATGTTGTTGCTTTTGGAGCACAAGGTGACACTAATATTGAAATCCAAACTGACTTAAATAACTCAGGCACTTCCACATCTACAGATTGTGGCGCATCAGTTCCAGTTGATACCCAGAACTTACGGTTGAAAGTTAATCTTTCTTCTGCTGGTGTGGTAACTTATGAGTTGGTTGTAAACCAAATAGCAGGTGCAGGAACTTTAGCTGCCCCAGCGTCAACAGCCGCTTTCACCTTTGATGATGGCGATGTTCTTGTCCCATATCTGGCTATCCTTAAAAATGGCACAGCAGTGGATGAAATCTTCCTAAAAGATATCACAGTCACTCGTACTCCTGGAGATTCTTTCGAGAGACTATAATTAACAGAGAGGGGGAAACCCCTCTCCTTTCTTGAAGGAGATTGATATGGCAGGTTCAGACGTAAAAGTTCAATTAATCAGCGATGAAGTCGCTGCAGATGATGATTTTATTGTTACAGCAGCCCGACCCAATACAGGGGCAACATTAGCAAACACTGCTTTTGCTTCTGGAGGTGCGAGGCTTCTCGGTGTCACCACAACTGGCACTGGTGATAACGCCAAAACTAACACTATTGTTGGTACAGATGTTTTTGATAATGCGCTAACAGAAATCATAACTTCAACAGGGTCAGCCGAACAGGTTGATGGAACGAAGTTTTTTAAAACAATAACTTCCATTACAAGTTCTGCTCAATTTGCAGCAAACATTAAAATCGGCTCCCTCGCTACCGCTGCTCAGGCTGTTGGTGGTGGTGCAAGAGTTAGACTCAGGGGGTATTCAATAGTATCTGGTGGATCTGCAGGTATTATTGAGTTTATAGATGGGACACCAGAAAGTGGTACTGTTTTGTTTAAAGCAAGAACTATCGGAACAGATAATACTACTTTAGATAATACTATCCCCGATGAGGGTATCTTGTTTAAAAGTGGGTTATCTATCAGGTATACTGTAGGCACTATTGATATGATGAATATCTTCCATGGCTAGTACAAAAGATGTAAAAAGAACCCCTTCGGGTAAAATATCATACCGAGGGGAGACTTTTCCTGGATTTAATAAACCAAAGCGCACTCCTGGAGCTAAGAAAAAATCAGCAGTGTTAGCTAAAAAAGGTGACCAAATAAAGTTAGTTCGTTTTGGTGACCCCAACATGAGTATTAAAAAGGATATACCAGCAAGGCGTAAATCTTTTAGAGCGCGTCATAACTGCGCTAGTGCTAAAGATAAATTTAGTGCGCGATATTGGTCATGTAAGGCTTGGTAATGAAAGCAGATGATGTATTAAAGTTGTTAGAAAAACACGAGGCAGATTGCAGTGCGCGATATGCCCAAATACAAAAACAACTTGACAAATTAGATATGAGGTTATGGGGTATAGCCGTTTTAATCATAGCGGCTGCTGCAATCCCGAGGTTGTTGTAATGGCTATGAACAGAAGTAATATGGCGCAACAAATAAAGAAAGCTCCTGCCAGCCGAAAGAAAAAGAAGAAAAAACCAAAAGTGCCAGCTAAGTATTTAGCTGGTCTTAGCTCTGCTGATAGGGCTAAAAAGAAAAAAGAGATAGAACGTAATAGGAAAAAATCACCAAAGGATCCCTCTGCTTATGTTTTCCCAAGTGATTTTGATAAGCGCGGTAAAAGAAGAAAAACCAAAGAATCCGTGCATACTAAAAAATTTAAAAAAATGTTTGGTTCTAAAACGTGACAAAAGAAAAAGATCCAAAAAAAGGCACAGGTAAAAAACCTAAAGGTTCTGGTAGGAGGTTATACACAGATGAAAATCCAAAAGATACTGTCGGGATTAAATTCGCGACTCCAGCAGATGCAAGAGCGACTGTTGCAAGAGTTAAAAAAATTAAAAAACCTTTTGCTAGGAAAATCCAAATCCTCACCGTCGGTGAACAAAGAGCCAAAGTTATGGGTAAAACCAAAGTCGTCAAAATCTTTAAAGACGGGAAAGAAAGTCTCCGCAACGAAAGGAAAAAGTGATGGCACTAAGCGCAGCAACAAAAAAGTCTCTAGCAAAAAAAGCGGAAGCAGCCCGAAAAAAAGGTAAAAAAGTTTCGGCTGGTCAGTTAGCTAGAGTATATAATAAAGGATTAGCTGCGTATAGAACAGGACACCGTCCTGGAACATCACCAAATCAATGGGCTATGGCACGAGTTAACAGTGTGTTGACAGGAGGCAAAGCTGCCAAGGTAGATGCTCATATATTTGGTAAAGGGAAGAAACCAAAAAAGAAGGAAGATAAAAAGAAAACATGAGTTTTTTACAAAGTAACATACCGTATTTCAAATGTTGGGTAAGAAGAGAATATACATGCAATCATGAAAACCACCATGGAGAGTTTTTACATGCTATGGCTATAGCGGTAACAACGATGCCAAATAGGTGTTTAAGTTTTCAAGTTATATTTACAGGTTGTGAAGCAGAAATGAATGATGAGGCAAATGTACATGGTGGAGCTATGTGGGCAAGGATGCCTATAACTGCTTTAGTAGGTGATACGCCTTTTGATGAATGGGCAGAGCCTATGCCTGTGCATTCAGCTCAGCCTTGGGATTGTATGTCTCATACACATTCTGTTTATGTTTTAAACAGAGCTACGCCATGCCCTTGGATGGCAAAAATAAATGGAGAGTTTTTCCCTGCTAAATATTATTTTACTGTAGACTATACAGATAGTGAAATAGCAGATGACCCAGCCCAACATAAACAAAGCCATGTGTTAGAGCTGCTAGATGCTGGTCGATGGACTGGTAATATTGTGGCTTTGCCTAACAATCGTGTCCGTGTCACGCACCCAGCATGGTTTGAAACTGGTGAAGGCGCACCAGATTTTAAACCGTCTCAACACATACACTATTCAAAGTCTGATTTAGACTATACAATGGATGTAAATCAGATATTCGACAATCTTTATGCTGAAGAGGAAGAAGATAATGGCAATGAAGAAAAAGGGTAATGCTAAAGGCGGCAAGCGCATGATGAAGTCTAAAGGCGGTGCTATGGGCGGTAAAAAGCGCATGATGAAGTCTAAAGGCGGTGCTATGGGTGGCAAGCGCATGATGAAGTCTAAAGGTGGTGCTATGGGTGGCAAGCGCAAAATGATGTCAGGTGGTGGTGCTATGATTAAAGGTCCTTATAGCTAGATGGCTGTTTCAGGTTCAAATGATTTTGAGCTAGATGTAGCTGATTATGTTGAAGAGGCTTTTGAGCGTTGTGGCTTAGAGGTTCGTACAGGATATGACCTTAGAACAGCCACACGCTCGTTAAACCTTATGTTAGCTGATTGGGCTAACAGAGGTTTAAATCGTTGGACTATGACGCAAACTTCACAAAGTATAACGGCTGGCACACCTAATTATAATCTTGGTGCAGATACAATTGATATATTGAGTGCTGTTATAAGAACAGGTAGTGGTACAACTCAATCAGATATATCTTTAAGTAGAATAAGTAGAGATGCTTATTTAAGTATTACTAATAAAAACAGTACAGGCAGACCAACACAATTTTATGTTGATAGACAAATCAACCCGATAGTAAAATTGTGGCCTACCCCTGATAGTGTTGATACATATACACTTGTTTTTGATAGATTAGTAAGAATGGATGATGCTGATAATTCAATTAACACTCTAGATGTACCTTTTAGATTTTATCCTTGTTTAGCGGCAGGGTTAGCCTACTACATAGCTTTGAAAAAAGCTCCTGATAGGATACAGATATTAAAAGCTGTGTATGAAGAAGAGTTTGAAAGAGCAGCTTCCGAAGACCGTGATAGAGCTACATTAAGTCTAACTCCGAGTAGAGATTACTATACGTTTATATCATGAGATATGCTTCTGGTAAAAGGTCTTTAGCTATATGTGATCGGTGTGGTCAAAGATACCGTTACTTAAAATTACGTAAAGAATGGACTGGTTTAAAAACATGTCCTGATTGTTTTGAACCAAAACACCCACAATTAGAACCGAGTAAAGTTCCTTTTGAGCCACAGGTTTTGCATGAGCCTAGACCAGATATTAAAGAAGTATCTGGTGTTACTGTTTCTTTTCCTGTGACCAACTCAGATACTTATGCTTTAGAACCACAGCTCCCTGTTTTACAGGTTTCAGTAGGCACGGTAACTTTGGGTGGAGATGTAGTTACCCCAGTTACCTCAACTATTACAGGTGTATCTAGCACAGGGTCTATAGGCACTGTTACAGCCTCTGGTACAGGTCTTTTGATTGCTGCAACTTACACTGTCACTGTTGCCAATCCAGGAGCGGGGAATAGGTATTATCTTAATAGCTCATTACAACTTACGGTGAACCTAACTGAAGGATCAACTTATAGATTTGATCAAAGTGATTCTTCTAATTCAGGCCACCCTCTTAGATTTTCTACAACGTCTAATGGAACACACAGTGGTGGATCAGAGTACACCACAGGAGTATCAACAAATGGCACTCCTGGATCATCGGGTGCATATACTCAAATAACAGTAGCTTCTGGCGCACCGACGTTGTATTACTATTGTACAAATCATAGTGCTATGGGCGGTCAGGCGAACACACCATGAGCTATACATACACAGAATTAAAATCATCAATACAAGATTACACTGATAATAATGAATCTAGTTTTGTTTCTAATTTAGATAGATTCATAAAATCTGCAGAGCAACGCATTTTTTCTACTGTGGATTTAGAGTATTTTCGTAAAAATGTATCAGGATCAATGACAGCTAGTAATCAATTTATGGCTGTACCAACTGATTATCTAGCTTCTTTTAGCATGTCTATAGAGAGTTCTAGCTCAAAAATCTTTTTACTGCAAAAAGATGTAAACTTCTTACAGGAAGCTCACCCTAATTCTAGTACAACAGGAATACCTAAATACTATGCTGTGTATGATATAAACAATTTTATAATTGCTCCTACACCTAATGATAGTTTTTCTACAGAGCTTCATTATTATTATCGTCCTACTAGTTTAGCATCCAGCACTTTTAATTTAACTGTTAATAGTGTTTCTGGGACGTTTGCAGCAGGAGAAACTATAACAGGCGGTACGAGTGGTGAAACTACTTCTATAATCTCTGTTACTTCCACCACTGTTTTTGTTGTGGGTATACCTACTGGTTCTTTCACTGTTGGAGAAACAGTGACAGGTGGAACAAGCGGAGCTACAGGTGTTGTAGTATCTACTTCTGCAGACACCACTTTAACGTGGGTCAGTGAAAATGCACCAAATGCTTTATTATATGGCAGCTTATTTGAGGCATATACCTATATGAAGGGCGAAAAAGATATATTAGATTTGTACAATGGTAGATTTATAGAGGCAATAAGTCGAATTAAAGATTTAGCAGAAGCCCGTGAAAACTCGGATGCTTATAGAGTAGGGTTACCAACTAGAGCAAGGTCATGAAAATAGCCATAGTAGGCCTCGGTGGTAGTTATGCTGATTACATTTCTGCCAGAGTTGCGTCACAAGAATTTGATGAAGTATGGGGTATAAATTGTATAGGAGCAATAATACACGTTGATAAGACGTTTATGATGGATCCTGTTTCTAGATTTTTAGATACAGAAAATGCTGGTACACAAACAGGTGTAGCTAGAAATTTTTTAAAAAATAACAAAAAACCTATCATTACTTGCCAACTTGATAAACGTATAAAACAGTTAGAGCTATTCCCTTTAAAAGAAGTCGCAACAGAACTTGGTTTTTGTTATTTTAATAATACTGTCGCTTATGCGGTAGCTTATGCTATATGGGCAAAAGCCACTCAGATTTGTTTGTACGGTATTGATTATACTTACAAAAATGTGAGTATGGCAGAATCAGGTAGAGCATGTGTTGAGTTTTGGTGTGCGATAGCTGCTAGTAAGGGTATTAAACTTGAAGTAGCCCACAGATCTACTTTATTAGATACCAATGTTCCAGATAACGAAAAACTATATGGATATCATCGTTTAGATGATCCTTTAGTACAAACTGTAAAAGATGGGGGACTGGTTATAACAAGACAGTCTGAGGTAGAACCGCCAGAGCCAGTGGAAAACAACCCCATTATTTTTGGGAGACATGATAATGTTTGATTTAAATGTAGGAAGTGTGGGGGCTGTTAATATAGTGACCTCTGAAAACGGTGGTTTATCTAATGATCAAATAGCAGAAATGTTGGCTAGTAAACTTATTTATATCTCTGATGATGCTCCAGAACCTATACGTTTACAAGCTGAGGCTTTTAGAGATAAAGTAAGGAATCTAGCGCAATACTATATAGAGTTGGCTAGAAAAGAAGAACGTGCTAGTATTTGCTCCAAGGTCCGTGAGGCTGGACAAATGGAACTAGCAAACGCTATTGGGAGACTGTAATGGCAATCGCACAAGCAATGTGTACAGCATTTAAACAAGAGTTGATGCTAGGGACACACAATTTCGCAACAAATGGTAATGCTTTTAAGTTGGCACTTTATGCAGAGGGTGGTGGTGGCAAGTCTAGCACTACAGCTACTCTTGGTGCAGCAACGACAGCTTATACTACCACAGGGGAAGTTGCTAACAGCGGGTCTTACACGGCTGGTGGTGGCACTCTTACTAAAGTAGCTCCAACTACTTCTGGCACGACAGCGTTAACAGATTTTGCTGACATTAGTTTTACAACAGCTACTATTACTGCAATGGGTGCGTTGATATACAATGATACCAACAGTGATAAAGCTGTAGCTGTATTGGACTTTAGTTCTAATAAAACATCTACTTCTGGGACATTTACGATTCAATTTCCTACAGCAGATGCGAGTAATGCTATTATACGAATAGCCTGATGAGGTAGCTTATGTCTTTAACAGGATGGGGTAGAGGTACTTGGGGTGAGGGTGCGTGGAACCAAAGTGTTCCACTTGCTGTAACAGGAGTTGTTGGAACTACTTCTCTAGGGTCTGTTACGGTACAGAACATATTGGAAATTCCTGTAACGGGGGTTGCTGCAACTGGAGCGGTTGGAACTGTTAGCGTATCAGGTACAGCGGCT